TTGCTTAGAGTGGCCTGTAAGGCGCTGGAAAAGGAATTTGGTAGATAGGTAGCCAGAAATAACAAAGGCCGCTTACGCGGCCCCCTTATCAATCATCCATCAAGTAAGTAATTTCACCAAACCACCGCTTTTCAATTACCGTAAGATTACCACGCTTTCCAGCATTAACCTTCTTTCCAACGGAAGACCTAAAAGCCGTGCCTTCAATCTCCTCTAAGAACTTGTCAGCCAACAGGGACGCATCAGATAATGGTTTTGCTTTCCCTTGCTCTCTCAGATCGTGAAGCATCTCATAAGCGGCGTGCCGCCCATGCTCTGCATACCCATGATGCCAAGCATACAGAAGCGCCATCACTTGCTGATGTGCTCCAAAGTTGACAGGAAACACGCCATACTCCCTGTGATAGACGAAGGATTTCGACAAGTCAGCTTGTGCCAATGGGACAGGCTTTCCAGACCCCATGTCACAGAGGCCATACCATTGTTCTTGGGAGATAGTTTTCATGGCTTTCTTTCGTTAACCTACGCTACAGCATCCCAAGCCGTACGCAGAACACTGGCAATCTCTTCCTCTTTCGGCAAGGCATCCTCAAACTGAATGCCGTAGTACACCTTGAAGTCAGCCCACATGCCGTTGCTCATCTGTCCCCGCACAGAGAACTCAACAGACTGAAAGAACTCGACAGACTGAGGCGTAATTACCAAACACGGTGCCTTGCCATTGTAAGAGCAATCTTTAGCCCCCACCAGCCGTTTGTAGGCATACCACGAGACGCCAGTAGACTTATCAATCTGGCTACCGATGCTCCAACCTGCATCTTCCAAAGCTTTGTACAGCTCTTTAGTGTTCATTTTCTTCTCCTTGAAGTGCCTTTTTGTTCTAACAGGCCGCGCAAGCGGCCCCTCTCTTCAATCATTCCTCATCGCTTCCTCATATGCTTGCTCGAATTGTTGCTTTTGGTACACAGTGGGGAAGCGGGCAATGTCGCCTTCCACCCAACCACCAAACTTTTTCACTAGGGCAAAAAATTGCTTGTTATTCATCATACTCTCCTTTGTTTGTGATCCTACAAGACATAATATAACCACACTAAAAGCCAGTGTCAATAAGAATTTTATGTGTGGCGTACAAACAACAAAGGCCGCTTACGCGGCCCCTGCTATTCATTCCCCCGCCTTCGCAATAGCTTCCTGCAACCTCTTGACAAGCTCTTGCGCCTCTTTTACATCTAGCACAGCATCAAACTTGCAATCATCGGCTAGAGTGAACTGAATATCAATTAAATCCCCATACGGATCAATAATCACTTTCGGAACCATCCTACCCTCCTTGTACAATATGAAGCCCATCAGCCATCAGCTTAGCCGTGTACGTCACATCGGGATCATGCTGGACAACCCCCAAGGGGCTAGTCCCTGTAATTTTCCCATAAACAACCACCTTTAGCCCCGCATCGCTCAGCAGCAGCTTATACAGATCAGGGTAGGTGCTAGGATGGTCTATGACAGGCGTTACAGCGGCCGATACAGCGTCATACGGGTCTTTCCCTGCCACCCACCCTACAGACACCCCATTGACAGCCAGAAAAGCGCCTGTAAAGGGCGCTGCTGGCGTGCTAGGGACGCCGGGAATGTTGATGTTGTGCAAGGCATCAGAGATGGCTTGAGAATTGTCAGGAACGCTTGCTCCACCGCCTCCGCAACCTGCAAGAGAGACAGAAAGGAATGCTGCAAAGAACAACGATTTATTCATGACTAGCTCCTTGTTGTTTAAGTCGTTCTATTCACACTTCAATCGTGATAGTGCCTGCAAAACGCTGGAAAAGGTCTTTCTGATAATTCCCACTTCTTCGGCATCCAGTTAAATTGATAGCCCAAAAAGTGTCGTCTTCTGGTTCACTATACCCTTCTGCTGCACAAGTTACAAGAAAAACATCACTAGTGTCTGTTTTGAGACAAACAAGCTCGCCCTCTGCAAAGGCATTGTCTTTTGATTCTACGGTTACTTTCATTCTTCCCTCCAATTAAAGCCAATATTGCTTGCCAATCTCTAACGGCTCTGCTACAGCTTTAGAGTAGTCCAAATCCTTAAAATCAAGATTGCATTTCCTTACAGCATCTGTTTTCGTTGTAGCTTCGACAATGGCGAAAACATGACGGTACATGCCAAGATACTTTGGTTTTGGCTTGCGGATTACGACGAAGAGCATATTCCCTCCAAATAGTGTTTAAACAGCTTTTAAGGCCCCTAGTAGACGCGAACAGCTTGAGCCTGTATGTTTTGATGTCCAAGCATTTAAAAGCGCTTGTAGGGCCTTAAAATTAGTTTAATCTACCATCTAACGAATATTTGAAAGCTTCACCAAAATACACCACGACGTAATGTCCACAATCTTTCATGTGGTAGGCATACTCTTTTGCATCCAATTCGTCTGCAAATTCTTCCACATCTTTTGGTAAGTCAGAGGTAGGGCTAGACAGGCTAATGACTTTGTACATTAACCACCTCGGCTGTCAAGGATGAACTTAATCATAGCCGCTTCAAGCTCTGCTGCCCTGTCGTCTGTAGCAGCGGGAATGCCGAGATATCTGCACTCCCTGTAAAGCGTGCGGAATGCTTCGTCAATAATATCCGTCTCGGAAACCGAAAGGGTTTCCCGCTTGCCAATGTAATACCGTGCTTCTGCTGAGAGCGTCATGATATCCTCTTATTCATCCTGCATCTGTTCAAATTGGCAAGCCATCCAGCCGCTATCCCATGCAATGTAAGACTCTGTGCCGGGAATGTAAGGGTTGGCTGTGCGGCACGATCCACCGAAGTAATAAGCAGAATAGCCAGCACGATAGGCGTTAGACATTTTATTTTCCTCAGATTTCCGTACTGATGAAGAAGTAGCAGTATTCCGTATTAGCTTCGGTGAGTTCGCGCGGGACATTCTCCACGCCTGCCACAAATTCCCACCCGGCATTGCTGCCTGCTTTTCGTTTAAACAAGAACATTTTATTCTCCTTCGGCTTTGGCAATTACTTGGTTGATTTTATCTAAAGCAATCGATGTAGAGAAAAACAGCGTGTATCCTTCATGCCCTTTATAGTGTTCCAAATGGGCCTCAAGACCAAGCTTTGCAAGCATCAAAGCCTCCAAAAGCTCTTTAGTCATCCCGGCAACGCAAGTATCAGACATTTAGTCTTCCTTTCAACGAGCAAGCAATAGGTGTACAACAGCCCTTGTCGCTCCACCATCGTTCAGCCCTTGGTCGAGGCAAACAAAGACAGCCAGCAGCAGGGTAGCAGTTACTAGAGGGCGAGGCATGTTCAAGCTCCCTTGATCTTAGCAAGCACTTCTTTAGCCTTATTCTGCCATGCCTTCGTGTGCGTGCCGTGAAGAGCATCGTTTGCTGTCTGTACAAGCTTCAAAAGCTCGTTATTCAACGCTCTTAGTTCGTCTATTTCGTCGTCTTTTGCACCATGCAATACAACTTGCGCGAAACTCATAGTAACGGGAATACGAACGTTTGTTCTTTCTTGCCATTTCATAACCATGTTCAAGCCCTCAGTAGATTTAAAGATATCGTTCTTGCTTAGCTTGATTGTACCCAGCATTCCAAGCGTCTTTTAGATGTTTTGCGCTATCCCCACGATAGATAGCTGGCAACACCCCGTAAGGAAATGCGTTATACCCTTGTTGCTGGGCAAATTGCATTGCCTGCTCACGTGCAGTCATGTACATTTTAAAATTCCCTCAAGCTAGCCCCTGTTTTGATATACTGCAAAGCTTCGTCAATCTTCTTTCTATCGTTGTACGCTTCAAGCACCAGTTCAAACTCTTGTCGTTCGAGGCCGCGTCCAAGTAGAGCAATTACACATCCTACATAAAATTCTTTGTCCATACTACCCTCAGATCGGGTATGGTTTGAAATGCAATTCTCCGTCTTCCCCTTTGTACACGCTACCACACTGTTCCGTTTGGGTGTTGTAGTAGGCTTTATCTTTTTGTGCATAGATGTCTTGGTAGCAAGTGCCCTCCATTGTCACAGCATGCGGAGTATTGCCTAGACAGTCGTTACCAAAGCGGTAAGTTTTCATTTCAGCCCCTGTTAGAAACCAATCTGTTGTGTCAACTCTTTGTGCGCTTTGGCAATTTCCCATGCTTGCGCTTCCGTCTGTGCAACCTCTTGGATATGGTAGCCAATTGCACGAGGGACATTAAACGTTGCTTTGATTTCCTTGCATGTCCACTGCTCGGCTTTCATCCAATCGAAGCGGAAAGTGTTGCCTGTGCGTGGATTAATCATTTCTGGCTCCTTGTTGTTATGTCTAGAAGCATAAAACACTTAACAATGCCTGTCAAGATATTTTAACAGGCATAAGTAAGAATTTTAAGCGGCCAGCCTGCGGAGTGCATCATTCGGACCTAGCAGGTTGCCGAAGTCATCGCATACGGCGAAGAAATGAATTGCACCGTTGATACTAACGAGATACGGGCCTTCCTTCTTGCCATACAGTTTCTCGCAAACCATCGGGACATCGTAGCCGGTAGGATAGTTAGAGCTTTGGTATGCAAATTTCATTTTTCTCTCCTAGTGTAACAGCGCCCCATGCGCCGCGTCCATGTAAAACAGCATAGCAAGCTCTACAGCCCCTGTCAACAACTTTCTTATAAATTCTTATGTTGTTGTTTCTAAGCCACACTAGCATCAGACAACATTTTGCGCACACGTTCAATTTCTTCCTTGCTGTGTGGCGTTCCCCCGGCGTTCAGGTCTAGATAGTGGCGCAGCAAGTCAGCTTTGATCTGGAAGTTGAAGATTTCGAACTTAAACCTAAAGCGAGTCTTTACAGCAAAGCTACTAACGTTCAAGTCATCAGGGACAAGCCCGAAAGGGCGCACATCACCAGCAAAAAATTTCTCCACAGCCGTAAGGCGCTGCAATCCATCAATACATTGAAAACCTTTAGGCAAATCTCCGGTGTAGTTTTCATTATCCCAATTAGGGCAATTGAATTGCACCACAAAAGCCGACTGTGCCACAATTCCGCGCAAAGCATTTTCGATGTAATGCACCTGTTGATCGTGCGTCCATACGTGCCCGCGCTGGAAGTCTGGATTAAGCTCCAGCATGCCATAATCTTTTGCATACCCTTCCAGCGCCCTTGTGACATAGCTCCAATCATGGTCGCAGGAATACACCGACTGTCTTAGCGGTTTGATGATTGCGGAAAGCCTTTTGTTGTTCTGCACGAAAAGCTTGCGCAAAGCTTCCTCTTTGGCTTTCTGTTCTTCATGCGACAGTTTTTGTTTGTTCATGGTGTAACCTCATGTTTAGTGTCAAGCCCTAACAAGAAACTATCCAGCCTCATGCCAAGCTCCGGTTTAGTCATCCAGCCTGCGCGGAACACATCGCAGCAATCGCCCTCAGCGGACGTTATACGGGCCAGCATATAGCCATCCCTGCCGCGTTTCAGGTAGTGGTGCCCTGTGTTGTGCTCTGTACGGCCAAAGGACATAGCTGTATCAGGCGATGCTGTAATGTCATTCACTCGCCTGATGAGTTCTACAAGTTGCTTTTCAGTGTAGCGGCTCATTGTTCGTACATCCTTTCAGCAGCTTTCATGATTTCCAAGTCCTCTTCCCTTTTCAGCTTGGAACGAATGGCAATTTTCAGCCGCCTTGCTTGCAAGGAGGTATTCGTACAGTATTGCGTATCGGAAGTGTTGCAGGCTTTTTCATTATCCTTTATGGCCAGTTTTTCGTCTGGAACCATTTAATTTCCTTTCCGTGCAGTCCGAGCTGCTAATACAATATCAACACATTCCGCTACAGTATTCCCTTGATAGTAGCATAGTGGAATAATTGCCCGTTCTTCGTTCTCGTCTGACATTGGTTTGTGCCGCTCGTTTAAGACGAGATTGACGAGTTTGATAAATTCGGGGAGGTTCATTTTGCTACCTCGTCAATATATCGTTTTGCACCGTTTAACCCTGCCCGTTGAGTTATGCAAACACCATCTTTTACAACATCCCAGCAAGCGCCGTCTATGCGCTCATAGATCAGGAAACCTTTGTATTCCTCCGGCTTTACGTTAGTGCTGTATTCTGCGGGGCCATACATCGGTTGAAGAGGTTTGTGCCAAGGGTTTTTGTAAGTTGCCATTTGTCACTCCTCGCAAGGCACAGCAATAAAATACTCCGATGTCATGTCATTATATGCAAGATAGGCCACTTCATACCCACTTGCACCAGAAATGAAATACTCGCCTTTCTTTGGTGCGCGCATCTGTTCACCGTTCCACTTGGCATATTGCACGCGGCGCGGGGGATTGAGTGATCCGCTACGCTCCATTGGCACAGCTTTAAATCCGATTTTAGGAGATGCCATTTTGTTTTGTCCTGTTGTGCGAGTTTCTTTAGAATTCTGTGTATCCTGAACTGTTGCCGTAAGTGCGCAAGTGTAGCTCTGGCGTGGTGTATGTAACTACTTCGCCTTTGGTTGCCCATCGCGGAGCAGTTGCCTTAATAAATGCCTCCGCAGTGTGTTCGTCAATATCGGTCAATTCCTTGCCGCCTTCAAGCTGCCAACCCGTGCCGCAATTGCGAGAGTTGTAATTACCTGAAAAATCAACGCTAAAATTCCAATAACCGCCAAAGCTCACTACTTTGTTTCCATCAGTGTAGAACCCATATTCTCCGCTTTTGGAAATGTAGACAGTGTAACCGTAAGATTTGAGTTTCTGTGCAATAGTCGCAATGAGTTCTTTTTTCATGATAATTTACCTGTTGTGTGCCAAAGCTTTATTTAAACCGGAACCCGACGATGCACAATTCGATGCTGCCCGACAGTTCCCGCATTCTCGCGGTATTCCTTCAGCCGCTGATTAGCTTCCTTGCGGGTTTCTTCGGTGCATTCAACATCCCATCCATGCCCATAATTACCTTGAATCTCAAACTCATCCTTCATCTTCCGGCGCACCTTGGTAACGTAGCAATCATCCGGCATTTCCCCGCGAGCCTTCAGCGCTTTTTCGATGTCCGCTGCCGATTCCTTCGGGCTGTCATTGTAGAACACTGTGTCAATGATTTTCCTACCGCGTTTGATGTTGAATGCTTGCATGACTTCCGTTCCCTCTGCCCTCTAGGGCGTTCGTTGAATGTGGCTCTATAGTAAAGCTTGCTATTCCTACCTGTCAAGCTTTTCTGTACATTTTCTTGTCTATACAAGCTGTCAGGCAAACTCTTCCAAAATCTCAACAATCATTGTCACTCGCATCTTTTGATGACTGTACCGAGACTCCCATTCAGTGTCAGGTAGCATACCTCCGACATGCGGGAGCGCCTGTGACAAGGAAGCCTCAAGGGCGTGTGCAACCTCTTCAGTGGATTCCTTGGTTTGCCATGCAAAGTCAATATGAGTAGTAGTAGACATTTCCAGCCCTTTCAAGCAACAAACAACGTATGGTCACAAGCCCATGCAAAGCATACGCACAGGCCGACGAAGATAGCAAGAGCCAGCACAAAGATAAGCTCGCTGGATCGCTCGGGAACGTAGCAAGTGTGTCTGATGTACATTCTGCTACTCTCCAATGCTTCGCAGGAATTTGCCGTAGGATTTCAGGCTGTCAAATCCCCATGAGCCTACGCGCCAATGCTTAGTTGGAAATTTGATAGCATCATCGTTGCAATCAGAGAATTTGTAGTATGCGCGTTTGCCAGCATAGCGGCCCTCGCGTTTGTTGCGGCTGATAGTGATTTTCTGCATTGTAGTCTCCATAAAATTGATATCGACAGCTAGAGCATAGTACAGCCGGAGCAGGAAAGCAAGAGTAATTTTAAAGATTCTTGTATAGACAAGAATGGCCGCTTTAGCGGCCCCTGTCAAGCTTACTTTACATCATACTTGTTGTTTGACACTTCCTTATGGAATTTCTGGGGAACCTTGCGCGCCTGATTTTGGTAGGCATCCACAAAGTATTCTGGCAACTTGCCATCTTCCAGATAGGCCCAAGAGCGCCCATTGTCATCATCACACACTAGCACTACAGCGCGGCGCAAGCCTTCTTCTAGCGGCTGTGCAAGCTCTTTAATACAGTCGGCAAAGGAATCTTGAAAATGATGATCTAATACTTCGTTTTCTTCGTATTGCTCACTTTCGCAAGCAGTGAGTATTTCAACGTCCCATTCGTAATGAACCATTTTTAGCTCCGGTTAAGTAAGTTACAAATATAGGATAGCACAACAAAAATAAGAATGCAAGAGGATTTCAACAGAAAGTTGTCTATACAATTGTTGTATTTAAGAGACATAAGTTTGTTACAAACTATTTCTTGCATGTGCTGGAAAGCTTTGCTATGCTTTGTATGTAGCTCGACGTAATGGTGCGGCTCTAATCCGCTCCTGCGCGTTTGCTTTGTAGGTGTACAGACGAAGAAAAGCCCGGTAAAGCCGGGCCTAGTGAAACGCCCTCCCGCCCGAAGGCGGCTAGGAAGCGTTGTTAGTCTCCGTTCACGGTTACAAGTTTGCAGCTTTCGGCAAACATCCAGCGCCCATTATCAAGATGTAGGATTTTACCATCGTTACTAATGCGGACGATACCGGCAAGCTTTACCGCACCGTAAGAGGCATATTCTACAACTTGACCAACTTTGAAATTTTGCATAATGCTACGCTCCCCAGAATTTGCCAGCTTGCTTTTGTTGCTCCAACCATTCCGCGAAGGGGAGTCCACAGTAACTTTGTTGCCATGCTTTGTATGCTGCGCTAGTGATGTGAGGCATGATTATTTCCCTTCTTTCAGACGTTTGATTGCGCTTTCCAGACCTTCGTTAGACTTCATCTCTGCCAGCGCTTCGGATTCGTTGAGATGATCCATGTACAGGTTCCACAACCTTTTATTGCTGGACGGTGGGCGCTTTACTTGTGCATTGCGCAGGCTGATAAATTCTTGTTTAAGTTCTTCACGAGTTTTCATGCTTGCCTCTGTAAGAATGTTGTTTAGCTGTAGCCATCTTAGGTCATCTAGTAGGTGATGTCAACAGGTATTTTAAAAGAAAGTTGTATAGACGACTAAAGCACATTTTTATTTCTTCTGAGACAACAGTTTTCCTCCTGTGCGGCGCTGTAGAATGTCTCTCATTGGGCTTGTGGGGGCGACTGCATAGGCGCACCAGACCGGACAAGCCTGTAGGGAGACGTAGCGCCATAACGCGCCGCTACAGGGGCAAGGGAAGCTCTTTAAACTTGCTATGTGTTGCAGATGTGAGACGCACAAAATTTTTATAGAAAACCGCTTGACGGCCTGTAAAAATGTTTGCTATGCTAGTCTCACTCAAGGTCATCCGGTCGCTTGACTAATCCGCGCTCGCCTATACTTTTTGTAAATACTATCAAGTCGATAAGCCTGATAGCATTCTAGGTGTAGTAGTGTAGCAGCACACTCACACAGCGATTTCAGGAGTTCTACCCTATATTTTCAGAACGCCTTTCAAGACCCCACAAAGTTTAAACTAGACAGGAAATGGAAAAGCCCCCTCGTTGACCACATGGGGTAGGAGGTTTCCAGAACAGGTTCTAGATTGCTTGTGGATTTCGTTCTGGAATTTCAAACTAAATTTACTTTGTACAAGCCTCTGAAAGCTTACAGATTTACCGGGCATTATGCCTTCTCCAAAAACTGCAAGTGCGGAATGTCGTAGATCACAGGTTCGGTATTGTAGTACTTATAAAATAACACCCACACGGTTTTCTTGTTGACTTTTACCACTTCACCATATCCAAGGCTGGGAAGAAGATCAAATACGCGCATACCTACTTTGATTTCTGAGTGTTTCACAACCCCTCCCAAAAGTCTTTCCCTTCGTCCCATCCCCACCCGACCACCAGTACGCCAGCCATCATCAAGCCCAGCAACTTTAGCAGAGGGTAGAGCAGGCAACGAATCAGGATGATGTGCGGAGGGTTGAGTTTTCGTCCTTTGTATTGCATTTCTTTCTCCTTAGTGATGTGGGTAAGCAATCAGCAGCAGAACAAAGAAGATACCAAAGAACAGACCGTAAAGCAACACGGCATTCCACACACCTTCATTTTTATCAAATGCCCAGAAGAATAAATACACCCCTACAGCAAATTGTAATGCTGTCAAGATGCCTCCGTATGGGTCTGACAACAAAGAAGCCCACAAAGGGGATGTACATAGCAAACACACAACGAAGAATGTTCGCAGGAGGGGTTTATGTAGTAGATTCATCTAATCAACACTCTCACTATATCTAACAAGGGCTTTCACATAATCTCTTGTGCTCTTTTCAGCTTCTTCAAACGACATTCCACTGCTGCGGTAGTAGGAGTATACCATTTCGTATATAGCAGGCTCTTGGCCGTGCTCAACAGGAGCTGTTTGCGGTCGAAAGGATAAGATTTCTTGTATAGTTTTCATCGAGGCAAGTCCTCAGAAATTGAATTGAGTAGTTTTGATTTGGTCATTTCAATCATCCTTTTTTGTGCGGTAGTAGTAGTGATTGGTATTCAGATATTCCATCAACTTCTCCAAACTATCGAATTTGCCATTGCAAGTGACACTGCAATATCGGGTCTGCATTGCCCAATAAATACCTTGCTCCTCGTTGACAATAGCGAAATAGACTGCATATTCTGACAGGCCGCTATCAAGAATGCCAAGATACTTGCCTTTGACGCTACCATCCTCACATTCAATATCACAAGGAATAATACTCGGCAAAATCATCTTTAGAAGCTTCAGATGATTATTATACACTTCCTTGTCGTCTCGCACAAAGCAAAGCTGTAGACATTTCTGATTGGTGGTAGGCTGATATCCACTGAACCTCAGCCCATATTTTTCAACAACGCTCTGGCAGAAGTAGTAACGGTCCATCCCTTCAGTTTCATGCAGGATGTATTTCCAATGCTCTGACGAATAATCTTCAGGATTGGCAGGCAGTTCTTCAAGTTCAAGTTTAGATAGTTGTTCCACAAGTTTTTTACGTTTCTTAAAAAGCTTGTCCATTTGGCTAGTGATAGCTTGTTTCTGTTCCTGTAAAGGAGTAATCTCAACATCAAGGTTGGAGATTTTCTTTTGGAGTTGTTCTTTGTTGGTCATTATATACTCTGAAGTTTAGCCTCAATAGCCATTTTCACAAGTGCCTCCAGATTAAGCAACTGGTCAAGGGTTGGGACGGTGTTCATTCCTTCGAAATGCTGATAACGATCAATTTCTACGAAGTGTTTTTCTAGGTATTCTGCCAGAAGCTTGCTGTAATTATTCATACACTTTCCTTTCAGGAATAGTTTTCTCTTTAATGTAGCCAAATTTCACCAGCAATGGTGCCCACACAAGGTCGGGTTGTTCCCAAAACTCAGAACGTTCCTTAGAGTGGAGCCACCAATGGTGGTTGATTCCCACAATATCATGAAGGTTTTCAACAGTGTCAGTTTTGTTGTAACGCTGATGACAAATCCAGCTTCCTTCTACAGTGGATGGGACAATCCTCACTTCGCCACTCTTGTAGAAACCATCTACAGTGAACCCTTCTCGCGTGAGGCCCACTTCTATTCCGGCCTCAAGCAGTTGTTCGATAAATTCTGGAATGGTTCTCATAATTTACTCGTTCTCGTCAGCAATTTTCCGGCACAGTTTGATGAGTGCTTTCATCGCTTTCATTTCTTCTTCACTCAACTCCATAGTGTAAATATCAAGATACTGATTCATCTCTTCGTAGCAATCCCGAAGGTCTTCCAGAGTGTTCTGAAACCTGCAATAGCTCATGTTTGCCATGATGTTCTCCTGTTGTAACTACGTTGTGTTCATCTATGTGCATAAGAATAGCGCCCTTGTCGGGCGCTGTCAAGAAATTTCTTAAGAAATTTATTTATGTTTTGATGGGATGTCGGCTAGCATGTCACGCACTATTGCGCTGATCTTTGTGAGCACATCGGCAGCCATCGGGTTCTTGAAGACGTATGCAGTCCCATCAACAACAGCTGGTTCAGGGTCGATCAGCAGGTGCAGCTTTCGCAGGCTGTCTACCGGAACCAGCCTGAACCCTTCACGCATCACTACCTCTTGTTTGCCAAATAAAATAGTGTGTGCAACAAGGTAGTCCCAACCTTCACAATTTTTAGCAAGGTCAACAACAGTGCCATCCACCGATACGATAGGGTCGCCGTTATGGTTACGGCTAAAAGTAATCTTCATTTTGTCTGCCCATTGCTATCGCATTCGCTATGCGATGGGGCAGCGGCGAGTGCCTTGTGCCACCCGCGTTTAAGCTTGTTGACGTTGATTGAAGTACCGGGCAGGCCGAGTGCTTGTAGTAGTGGGATACGCATCGAATCGGGTATGTTGCAAGGCACAGCCTTCCACCCTTCCGGCACGCCCACTGGCGCGCTGCGAGCGGCGGCGACACATGCGGCCAAGTCGCTGTAGAGCTTTTCAACAGTTTTGCACTTGTAAGCCGGATACGAATGGTCCGCATAAGTGCAGTCCATCGGTGGCAGCGGCGGCAGCTCTACAGCAGGCGGAACGGATGTTGCCGCATTGAGCCCATCGTTCGGGTGCTCGATGTCGTATTGCAGCGACTTCGGGCCGTACGCCTTGAGTAGTCCTTCGAGGAACTGGATGCGGCGATCCTTGGCGTCCACTACAGGCGCTGCTGGCTGGGTGGTGGCTTCCGTATCCCATTTCGTGCTTTTTTCCAGACAGCCACCGTTGATGAAGCAAATGCTTGCGGTTTCGCATTGGCAACTCATGCTTTTTCTCCTTCCGGCGCGGCTGTCTCCCGGACAGCATCATTAAATTGTTTCAGCATGTCCTGTGCCGCCGCTTCGCTGACCATGTGGCCGGACTGATAGCCGCTCTCCAGCATGGTTCGTGCAAGCTGAATAGCGTCTACAGGCGTTGCTGCGGCGATCTCCTTCGCAAACGCCCGGTAGTCTTCGATGCCGCCCATACCAGCGTACTTGCGCGCGATAGCGTCGATTTGCTTGTCATTCATTACTGCCTCCGTTGTACTGGGCGAGTGCGGCGCGAACCGCTTCCACTTCATCGTCCGAAATTGGCCGTTCAAAGATGACCAGAACCCCGCGCTGTTTCGTATCGCTAAACCGGCTAACGCTAAATGACGGCAGCGGTGCAGTCACACGGTCAGCAAGGGCGGCGCGCACAGCTTCGCGGCATTCCTCAATTACGACGCGGCCCTTGGCGTCGTGCTGGTAGAACTCCAACAGGTTCCACATCGCGTCATCTGCTGCCTTGCCGACAGGTGCAGCCTCACGGCCAGCAAGGGCAGAAGCCTTCGCGTTGGCCCGCCACGCTTCTCGAACTGCCGTGTGTAGGTTCGCTCCCGTGGCGATGAGGGCGGCGCGCAGGTCGGCAATTTCGGCATCGCGGTATTGTTCGTCGCTGTACCACTTCGCGCCGTCTTTTTCGAACTCAGCTTTACGCTCCTCCCACTTCTTGATCTGCGGTACAGCAGCCCCACGGCTGGGTTGTTCACTCTCGTTCACCAGTGCTGAGGCGCGGTAGACGATGCGGCGATTCCAGTCTGCGGCTGCACCGTACTGCTCTTTCGTTGCATCTACCCAGCCGCCGCCATGCTTGGCGCGCTTGACCATGTAGATAGGCTCCCCGCTCGCGCTTACCGTGGTGGACGCAGGGGATGCATGGCTGATGAAGTGATCGTGTGAGTGCGTACCGTCACCGTCGCGGCGGGGCGTCTTGGCGCAATCCACGCCTGCAAGGATCAGGTTCGGCGTACAGCGGACCCACTGCCCGGCCTGATCCGTGGTTGTGTCTTCGTGCGAAGCCACTTTGGCCGCTTGCGGTGCTGTGGCGCGGCGAGCGAGGTCGATCAGGGCGCGGATGACGGCAGGATCAGCGGCTGCGATGAAGTCAGCGGTTTCTCTGGTTGCGTCCGCGTATTTCTGAGCTATGCACAGCCCAACGCCGGTTTCTCTTGTTTGGATTGTCCACGCGCCGTCAGGATGGTTTACGACGAAGTACGGTCCCGGCGTCGCTGCGCGTGCCAGTGCTTCCAGCTTGTTCAAGTCGATGCTCGTTGCGCTGCTGTTCAGTTGGGTAGTGTTGGTCATGGTTGGTATCCCAAGGTCTTTAAAAGTTTCGATGCGCGGTTTCACTTGTCGCCCCCTTTCAGCTGTCCTGAGAGGTGGATTTATCAACCAGAACGTACACATCCTCGGATGAAAGAGGAATGATATGCACCGGATCGTCAGACAGGTCGGACAGCACGGCTGCGAGCGTTTGGCACGCCTCCAGAATCATTTCTTCCGTGGGCTGCATGCTGGTCGCAAGAATGTTCGATGCGGTCAGGTAGGCTCGGCGGTTAGCAATGTTACTCACGCTTCACCTCCCACAGCGGGCCGGCTGTCGTCTGCCGAGGTGCTCTTGAGAGCGCGGATAGCCTTTGCCGAACGAAATGCCTGATCGGACAGCCCACGGAAACGTTCGCAAACCTTCGCCGCTTCCTCCAGCGCCGCATCCCTCACACAGTCTTTAGACAAATCGGCTTGTGCGGCCTGTGCGGGTGCTCCGGTGTAGAGAATACGGCGACGTTCAGGTATAAATGTGTTATACGCAGCTTCCGATGTGTCATGCCACGCACTTGTTCCTTGTTCGGCAAAGTATTGCACCTGATACACAGACTCCAATTCATCGGCCTGTGCGCTGGCATCGGGTGTATTCGCTGACGCGCCTACTTGGGTGCTGCTCGGGGCGTACGGGTCAGCCAGCTTGTGCGACATGCCGCAGGTCGAGCAAGTCAGCACGTTGCCGTTGCGGGCAATCAGCTCGCCTTCCTGCAAAGACACGGTGGCAAGCAGCGCCTGAACATCAGCAACGCGGTAGTAGTCGCCCAACGATTTCTCAACCATGCTGTCAAGAATCCGGTCGTACCGCGTCAGCCCGCTCAGATCAATTTTGTTTTCCACAATTTTCTCCAAAAGATTTGTTAATGTGCAGCTAAGATAGCATTGTTATGAGATGCTGTCAACGGTCATCTGTCAACAGCTTGCAAATTTCTTCTTGGATCGGGAGGTCTCCGGGAATGCCATCACTTACGCGGCCAAGCAACTCCCGCAAGGCTGCAATTTTAGCATCAGTAGCATCGGCCAACTCTGCCGCTGCATGGCGAGCGTCACGATGTCCATATCTGTAGGCAAGGGCAGACCCTGCATCAATGCCGTCAGGAATCTTGCAAGAGATGTTCATAATATTGTCGTACAGGCTCACAGTTATTCTCCAATCATTTCTTTAATGGACGCCACAATTTCTTCCTCATCCATCCCCTCTTCGATGTCAACAATAAGATTCCTTAGATGAGTCTTGATGAAACTCACTTGTCGGTTTAGAGAATCAATCTCAAGTTGCTGGAAGGTCTCTTTGAAGTTGCTCACAACATCTCCCTTTTTGTGTTCTCCAGCAGGTAGTAGGCATCTTGAAGCAAGCTGTACGCTTGTTTTATTTTTGCAGCCACTTCGATATAACCCGCATTGTGAAACATCTCTGCGCAAGGGTAATTACATTTGCGTTTTTCGGCTGCATACCTCAGCAGGTTCTCTTGCTCTTCAAATTGTTCTTCGAAGTCTCTCAGAATACGTTGCTCATTATTCCAGTCTTGTGCAGCAGCTTTATTGGCCTTCTTCACAGTTGCTCCCTCTTGTGGTTCGTCCGTTCCCATTTCTTCCCGTTGTTCTTCTGCTTTACAGAAGCGCCCTGTTTGGTTTGTTGAGGAGCCTTTCGGAAGGCTTTCTCGTATGTGCTGTTTGATTGCATTGCTACACAACCCTCCGCTGCACCTTGCCACACAAAGAGCATGTGCGAAATTGCTCAAACACACGCCACGTATAGCTCCAAGTAGGGGCAGTCCACATAGAGTATTTATGTTGGAAGGGAAGGCACATTATTTCTTCTCCTCCAACAGCTTCACTCTGATGTTAGCCAGCAGCACGCCGTAAATCAACAGGAACACTACCGGATGGAAGAACTGCGTACCATATGTGAGCGCACCTGTGGCGAACGTGAGCAATACTACGTAAGCGTGATCTAGTGAAAAGAACTTCATTTCAATAACCTCAATTGTCAGTGATATTCAAATTAACGAAGTCCTTCTGTGCAGCAGCTTTAAGCTCTGCTACGAAAGATGGGCTGGCGAAGGCGATAGTGGACAACTGCTGCCCCATCAGCTTTTCAGCGTATTTTTGCATGTCTTCAAAATCTCCCAGCATGTACCCTGTGTAGGCCGAGACAACGGCAGCTTCGTATTTGGTCATTTCATTTCTCCTTCAAAATTTCTTTAGCGAGACGTTCAGTTGCACGAACAGGAATCTTGTATCCTGCCTCGCGCAAAAGAACCAGTAAAGAAAGGACATCCTGTTCAGATTTAAATGACCAATAGTGACCTCCTGACAAAGTGACATCAAAACCTTTTGCAGACCGTATCACATACACGTCACTATCCTCACAGATTCGGCAGTAACTCATTTCATCTCTCCAGTCAGAAAGTACATTTGTTTAGAGTATTTGGCGATACGCCCGATCTGATTTTCCTTCAAGCTTTCCTTCAAGTTACACATCGTATCGTGAATCTTGACAGTGTGGGAAATGGGGTTGCTGCACACACGCTTGATGTATTCTTCGTAGGCTTCTCCTTCATTTTTGGTCAGGGCTACAACAGCATCAACAACTTCCGTGCTGAAGAGTTGACGCAAGTATTCTTCCGTGCATTCGGTGTCTTCCAGAATGTCATGCAGCCACATTGCAATTAGCTCTGCTCCAACAATGTGTGAGTTCGTCAAGCTGTCGTGGCCTTGCCACAAGTGGTCCACATAGTCACGCTTGCCATATTTCTGTCCGTCGTGGAAGCGGTGTGCCACTTCCATTGCTGTATATAATTCATTGTGCATCACTTTAGATTTCTCCTTTACACTTCCCAATCGACGGAGACAGGTTCCACTTTAAGAATCCGGGACACATCAACCTCGCTGTCGTCCCAGTCTTTCGTGAAATCCCAAGCAGCTTCATGCTTCGTAACACCTTCGTACATAACCACTCGCACGATGTTGTCGGTGTCGGCAAAGTAGATGTTCCAAGTTTTCATTTCAGTTTCCTTTCTTTGCCTGCAATCATTTCACGTAATTGCAGGCACTCTTTGTTCTTTGCCTCATAGCGTTGCCAACCCTGATCCGCACGAAGGCGTTCTGCTGCAACTTGACGATGGAGACTTAACACTTCCTCATCAAGTTGCTCGATCTTTGATTTAAGCTGGCTTGCTTGCCAAGTTCCATAATCACCCATCAGTTTTCTCCATAGTGTTGTGCTGCTATGTGAAGAATAATAATCCATAAGAATTTTAGAGTCAAGCACTTTGTGCAAAAATCTGACAGCCAATAAAAAAGCCCCGCACAAGGCGGGGCAAAGGCACGACGGAGAGAAGCTTACAGGACGCCGGGATTCCCTTTGAGAATCTTCGCAAGGGCAGCGGCAAGGTCGAGCACAGCCTGATCGTACTGGGCAGGCGTGGCATTGTGCTGTGCAGGCTCCATCAGCGTAGGCGACTGAGAGGCATTTTGTTCGATTTCTTTCAAATACCGATCATAAGCTGCCTTGCTTTTGGCCGACTGCTCTTTGGTCTTGCGGGTGTACTTGCGCTTCGCACGCTGTACGACAGCGCCTTCCGGCTGCTGCGGAGTAGCTTTCTGTTCAGCAGCTTGCCCTTTGCCCTCACGTTTGTTGTGCTCGTTTTGGATGGCTTGGGCAAGCTCTGTAAGGTTGCTATGGGCAGATGATGCCTGCACAGTCCCCACAATACGCTCAGGTGCAGAAGTGGGGACGAGAACAAGGTTGGCATCATCCAGTTTGCGTCGCAGGGCTGGAGCCTTCGGCAGACGCTGACGAACACTGATGTCGTGCGGATCAATGTTCTGTTGTTTGGCAAACTCCATAGCCACTTTGCGCGCCTGATCCTCGTCCATCGGAGAGGACATTTGGTAAAAGTCCAGCCCAAGGGTGCGCTCCTGACCTTCGAGGAAGCCCTTAATTTGCCCGTTAGCCTTGCTGTCAGCATAAAAGATTACGGGAACGTTGCTCACAGGGGCGATACGTACGATGAGGTTTTTCATTTCATTTCTCCTAAGTAGATAGATGACAGGTTGTGTATTACCAACAAGATGTTTTTGTTACTTGACAGCCTTACCTTCCTGTGTTTGCTGCCGATGTGTGAATAATACGGCGCACAAACAACACCGTCAACAAGAAATTTCAATCGTGCAGGCTGAAAATCTTGTGTCTTGTTGAATGTCATGCTAAGGAGATTTCCATGAGGAAACGTTACGAATAGGACAATTCCTACATGCAGATTGCATAGAAGCCTGTGATTTGCTGCGCTGCACAGAGGAAAATTCTGTCGTAGGCTTGTAGGACAACGCCTAATGGTGTATCGTGTTCAGAAACTACTAAGAAGCCAGTCTGGATGCTGGCTCACTGTCCAAGATGATTTCAATTAAATGTTGCATTCGTGCCACACACATACCTATTCTACCTGCACTACCTCGCAGGGGGTCTGGGGCACATCCACTCTTACGAACATCCTGTCTTCGTTCCTTGCAAAGACGTAGCCCTCTTGCCCCATGTGTCGCACAAGCTGCGCCCACTCTTCGAAAATGGGCGTCTCAGCATCCTTTCCTAATAAGGTTTCCTTATAGGCGAACCATCCCCATTGAAGCGAAACAGCGTCTTGTCCATACCAGTAGGGTACTTTTGCGTCCATCCTCTTCCTCCTTTGATTAAATCGGAATGCTACATGGCTTGATTGTGACATAGCAGACAGACAAACCCCTTGTTGTCTGTCAGATTTCATAATGGGGAAGAGGTTTCAAAAATAGCTTGAAAGACAGCTAGGGACTCGTTTTGTCTGAAGGAATCTGAAGCAGACATGTTAGCTAAAAAGGCACTTTAGCTGCACAGCTAACGCAGAATCATATAATGCACGCTGCAAAGGAAAAGGAGATAGGGGGTCATTGACCACAAGGCTTTAGAGAATTCCAGAGCGGGTTCCAAATTGCTAAGGGACTTTGCTCTGGATTTCCAAACTAAAGTTTATAGATGCTCAATTTTCCAACAACAAAAACAATTAACTGATAAAAACAATGTAACAATGGCATAAAAATATCGCCCTCCAACGCCCCATTCCCTAACATTAGGCTCAAACGAGATAAACACTGCGATACCGTAGGTGATAACAGGTATCAGTAGTGCCAAGATAAGCATGAAGTTTTTCTTAAACATAGTTCTTACGAGCCTCCATCATAGCGTTTGCCCAGTGGCAGACGATTCGAACGCGAAGACTCTCTGCGGTGATGCCGGAAGCAGAAGTAATAACGCCTGTCATCGCAGCCATAGCATATTCATCCCACAAAGTCTTCTCAGGAAGATTTGCAGCCATTGTGTTAGCAACTTCAATACGTGCTGCAAGCTTATCAGCTTCTGTAATTCGGCCAGATGGCGGTTCAATAATTTCAAAATCATCCAACCCAATGCCAGTGTTTCTGTCGGACTTGAGTGGATAGTAACCATATCCATATGGAAGAGGCACATCCTCTACTTCATACTCTTCACCAATCTTATACCAATTATCGTCGTTAGCACGAGTGATAACTACTTTCATACTAGCCCTCCTAAATGACTGAGTAAAATAACAACATAGATGGCATAAGCAGAAATAGCCACCCATACAAAAATTTGTTTAATGTTCATTGTTCCAAGCAACATACATTTCTAGAGCACGCTTAGAGCTTGCAAGGATGTCCCGGTAGTCTTCTTCAGCGTCCTTATGACCACGCTTGCCAACAGCCAGAGCTTTCTTGACTAGGTGTTGTAGGCAAGGGTCTGTCACTTCGAATGCTCGGAGAACGTCATAAACGTCAATCCATACACCTTTTGCAATCTCTCGGCTGTACTTGTTTTTGGTAGACGAGAAAGTGTCCTCGCCGTCTTTCACAACTTCAAAAGCGCAAACATCATAGCTTGCCTCCCAACCAACATCGTTAAGGACAATGTATTGGTTGTGTTCCTCCCGCACAACATTATACAACTTCCCCACTGTGAGATAATTCCCGCCACCACGGTTGGTCAGGCACCGTACTACCTTTTTCATAATTTCCTCCTTAAGAATTTTGATGAGACAGACACCAGTCTACAAGACTTCTAGGCCGCTGTCAACGTTTCTTGTGTCCACTCTACAACGCTTGTCCACGCAACGTGGACACAACAATTTTATGAACAGGGCTTGACAGGGTACAAGAAGACAGTCTACAATGGCGCTTATCAAAATCTTACGGAGGGAAGGCAGATGAAGCAGGCAACTATTATACAATATCTTGAGAAGGCGCTTGAGGAATCAAGCCACTATAACTACGATGACAACATCCACCCCTCTCAGTGGGCGACCATTGATGGTGAGATGCTGGCAAGCCATGTTAAGATGCTTGTCTCGATAATGAAAACGGAGAGTGAAGAATGAAATACGCAGTATTTGAGGACGGTAAGCCTGCTGTGCTAATGCATAGTTACGACTGCTGGAAGAGTAACGTGTTCAACACTAAGAGAGAGGCAGAGGTGTACGCATACCTATGGTGTGTTGGAACTACTCTTGAGCGTGCCAAGCAAGAGGCTCCTGAAATGAATCTTGGTGAAGATTACGACTATTCGCTATATGGCGATCCTGTTTGGATGATGATTTTGGAGGTGGAAGAATGAAACAACTAGACCTGTACGCTGACAACATGCGTGTTCTTACTGAGAATCTTATAGCGGTTGGAGGTCATCCGTTGCTTGCGTTTGACCGATATAACGAGCTTGTAAAGACGCTTTCCCTGAACGGAATTCGGATTCAGCTTAAGATTGAGGTGCTGAAATGAGACAGTTCCCTGTAGGAAGTATTTGTGAGATTATTGTCCCTTTTCTGTACCCAGAACTTCTAGGAACTGAGCTTACAATACTTGGGCCTCTTGAACAGCATGAGAACGATGAGGGAACGTGGTATGGATATACGACCGACCTTGTACACAATGGATATGAAATTTGCCCCCTGCACAAATGTTTGCGACTCAAGCGGCTTCCTCCTAGTGAAGATGCTTGGTGCAGGGAAGTGATGAAGAAAGTTATGAAGCCTATCAGCATTCACGAATTGGAAGATGAATTGGGGGTTGTGTGAAACTAGAACTTAATCTGAATGACTATGTTGAAGTTGCTCTAACAGACGCAGGTGCATCTATTTACAACCAGTATTACGCTGAAATGAAAGCTTACAAACCGGAGAACGTAGTGGAGGGGCATGTGCTAAAAGAGCCTTTGTGGGAACTCTTTCATGTGTTCGGCCCATTTGTAGGCATTGGCATGGATTCTCCATTTAAGAATTGTGCAATCACGTTGAAAAGTGGTGCAGGTTGATGCGCTGGCTCCTAGCAGCCTTCCTCCTGTCCTTTACAAACCCCTCTAAAGCCTCTGTAAGCGACGAACGCTGTAAAGCCTATGCCACCTACAGGGAAAGCTCTGGAGAGCCTCTACGTGGCTCTAAAGCTGTCCTAGAAGTGCTGGAGAATAGGATGAAAGCTGCTGGCAAGAGTTGTATGGCAATTGTTGCAGAAAAGGGACAGTTTTCTTGGAGCAAGCGTAAGATTGTTATGAAGCTGCCTCAAAAGTGGTTGACAAGGTGGGAAGAGGTGCGTAGTATGCCTCCTGTGCTTCCCTCTTGCGCAATGTGGTTTCATAACAATGCTATCAGGAAGCCTGATTGGGCTAAACGTAAGAGGTTGGTGGCAAAGATACATAGACATTATTTTTATTGTTAAGGAGGAATTATGGAACAAATGACTAAAGAAGAGGCTGTAAAGAAGGTTGCAGAGCTTGTGCATGCTGCTTGTGCTTCGCTGGGTGCAGCAGAAAATCTGGCAGATGAGTTTGGCCTTGAGTTTTACTTCTCCCCTGCTTATGGTATGGGTGGGCGTTATGTGGGGGAAACTTCGGAAGATAGCTACGGCGAGCCGGGTTGGAACCCCTCTAGCATGTCTTGCTAACGCACCTCTTGTTAAGGAGACTTAATATGACTAAAGAAGAAGGCGCAAAACTGCTGGCAGAACGTTGTGAACAGCTTCGCAAGCTTTTCGATGAATGTGTAGCAATCTCTGACGCTTCTGGTATGGATTTTACACTTCCGTGGGGTGGGGAGGGTACGTATGAAGCAGGCATTGGCGGTGTTTATGTGCCAACTGACGACAGATGGTTTGACAAAAAAGGCTGGAACCCTTCTGCATATTCTTGCTAATTTTATTTAAAGGAGAAACAAATGAGTACGATCACTGTAAGTAAAAAACGTTACGAAGAACTGCTGCGAAATGCTGGTATTGAGCCTATGGCACCACAACAAGCCAATAAAGAAGTTGCAGAGAAGGTGGCACAGGTTAAGGTGCTACTGAAAGAGATTAAAGAAATTGTCGAAATATCTGGCATTGACGTTCGTCTTGGTGGTAGTTATGGCTCGCTGGCAGGTGCTATTGAAGAGGTGGATGAGCTTCATAGTGAGTGGAATACGTCGAGTTACGATTGCTAAGAGGACAACATGCAAGAAATCATTATTGATGGCGTCAACCTGAACGAGATGAAAGCCAAGCATGATGCCCTGCAAGCTGAAATGAATACAGCCAAAGGTAAGATTCGTCAGGGCGCTTCTAAGTACATTGCTGAAAACATTAGCAAGGCTCGTAAAGTGCTGGATGAGATGCTTGAAACAGAAGAGGCCGAGAAGGTGGATCATCTGGCACAGGATGCATATGATCTTCTGTCTGCTGCTAAGTTTGTTAGTGCAGTGTCTGGAGTGGCTTTCTATCTTCCTTACTATGATCGTCAAGGTGGATACTGTCCAGACGGTCAGCCTTACACTCATCAATTCGAGGATTCTGATAACGAACACCTCAGTTGTGAGGGGGTTGTAGGTCGTCTGTGGTATCTTCTGGATGGCATGGAAAGTGATGTAGCTGATTGGAACACTTCGTATTGCTGATTTGATAGAAAGGATGGATTGAAATGATTTTGATTGGCAGCCGTGCTTTGGCTTATTATGCAGACCTGAAAGGCCGCAAGATTAATGATGTGGATTACGTTGGAACCTATCAGGATGCTATGGAGTTGCGGGAGCAGATTGGAGCTAAGGTGTGCTTTCCGATCAATTCAGGAAAATCCATCTTCATGCAAACTGGAGACAAGACAATCTATGAGGTAGAGGTTGCTTGGGAAGGCTCTCGTGCTGAGAAATTCATCAAGTTTGTAGAAAGCCAGCCTGATAACTTAATGACTCCTTGGGGGAATACCGTCCCAAGTTTGGATGTGCTGTATTTGTTAAAGCTTTCACATCGCTATAAAAAGGACTCTCCGCATTTCCTCAAGACGCTTCGTGACATCCAATTCATGCGCAAGCTTGGCGCTAAGATTCGCCCTGAGCACGAGGGGTTCTTCAAGCAACGGGAGAAGGAAACTTACACGAACAGCTTACCCAAGCTGAATCAGAGTAAGGAAGGCTTCTTCAAGGACGACATTTACACTTACGACCACGACTCAATCCATGAGGCAATCGCTATTGGCAGTCGTCCAGCTTATCTAGAGTTTAAGCCCACAAATAGTGAAGTGATGGTGAGCAAGAAGATGTGGGATGAATGCTCTGACCAAATTAAGCTGAATGCTGCCTATGAAGAAATTTGTGTCTTGTGTCTTGAACGTGCCCTCATCCCTCACGGAGACAAGTGGCCTGATAAGAAGAAGGCTTTCGATTTGGCACATATGAAGCTCGCATCATCAATTTCTTCCGGGTGGTTTCGTGAATTCGTATGGGAACGCTACGACGACATTCAAGCGATGTACAGCGAAGAATTTATCAAGAAGTTTAACGAAGGGCTGTTTAATGGTGTTGTGAAGCCTTTTAAACAATAAGGAGAAAAGATGGATATTCATGTAAAGAATTCGTTCTGCGGATTCCGTGAGCTTGTTGTGGTAGATGGCAATACCGCTATGTCTAAGTATGTTTACGATGTGGAAGAACGTCGAGCATTGGCAAGTCAGCTTATCGAGGCTGCTGAAGACCTCTTGTACGGCGACATGAGCGTTGCTGAGTTTATTAATACAGACCGATAATAATACGATAAGGATAACCATGATTTTCGAAACAACTTTCAACATTGGTGACAAAGGCTGGGTGTATTGGGGTGAAGCTGGAGTCAGGCAAGCTACCATCGGTAAAATCACTGTAGAGCACACTGATAGCAAAGGTACAGAAGGTTCTTGGGCAGATAATTACAAACCTCAGAAGGAACATCTTGAAAAATATATGTGCGAGGAAACTGGCATCGGCAGTGGGGCTGTCTATACAATGAACGAGCACATTTTCAAAACTGAAGAGGAGTGTCGCGCCAAGTATGCTGAGGAGATTGCACGACAAGAGAAAGAGAAGCGTGAAGCCGAGGAATACCGGAAGAAAGAAAAGCTCAGTAAGGAATGGTATCTTCGTGAGCAATTGGCCGAAATCGAACGCATCAAAGGAGAAATGTAATGGGAACTGTAGTAACTTATGTATGTGATGTGAGTGGTAAGAGCAGCAATGTTGCCCATGACTTTGTGGAAGTGCACATCGACTCATATAACAAGAAAACTCACGATCGTGTAAAAATTACTAAGCTTGTCCACGTTGACGTAGCAAAGAAGCTTGGACTGACACCTCCAGCGAAGAGTGAGGTAGCACCTCCAGAAGTGAGCCTTGAAGGCAAGCTGAAAGCTCTCATGGTGGAGTATGTGGACAGCATTGTTGAAGATGCCGTGCAGGTTCACATGGAAAATTACCAAAGTCGATAGAAGATAGGAGTTTATAAGAATGTCTAAGAAGCGTATTATTGTTGGTGTCATTTGCCTGATTCCTTTCGTTCCAGTCGTTATGGTAGGATTCATTTGGGAATTTGGGAAACATTATTTTGAAGCAGGGCAAACAATGGCAGGAGATATGGTCTACTGGATTGATAAGAAACTTGGAGAGTGATGTGAAAAAGGAAATTAAAAAGCTTTGGGTGGGCGCTCTACGCTCTGGCGAATACAAACAGACTACAGGGAAATTGCGAGATGGTGACGCTTTCTGCTGCCTTGGCGTGCTCTGTAACCTCCATGCTCAAGCACATCCTGAGATTGCAGCTAAACAGAAAGATAAAACTCACTATATGGGGTTCGAGGAAGTATTACCAAGCGTAGTAAGGGAGTGGGCAGGGATGACTTATAGGAACGGCGACCATGTAGTGATTGGCAACCGATTAGCTGAGCTGTCTCATCACAACGATGCGGGGCGCTCTTTCGAAGAAATCGCAAATGCTATTGAGGAGCAACTGTAACTATGGAAAAGAAAGATTACTGGGTTGAGGTTGCTTGTACAACTCATAAGACTGTGTTGGTGAAAGTCGAGGCTTCTGACGAAGATCAAGCTTTTAATACTGCCGTCAAAGAAGCCGCAGATGAAACTGGCGCAGACGAAGCTGAAATTATTGGCTTTTTCGAAGAAGAGCCTTCGCTGGCAATGTATGATGAAATTCTAGAGGTAATGTAATGAATAATGATATGTACGATAAATTCCAGAAACGTATGGAAGATAAAAAGGCTGCTGCACCAAAGCTGCATAGGTTTGAGGCAGAATTCCGTATTGGCATTCTTGCCGTGGACGACGAGAAAGCAGCAGAGACGGTGGAGATTATTAGCAAGCATCTTGTGAAGTTTGATGATATCGAGAGTGCGGAGGGGGAGCTTAAATAATGAGTTCATATTACATTCAAAAACAGTTCGTGGTAGATGCAGAAAATCTGAAACAAGCTGAAGATATTGCAGGTATGATCGGCTTTGTTGTGCTAGATTCCAAGCTCGTTGATGTGTATATGTCCGACACCATCTCTGTAAAGGAAGTTGAATGAAGCGCACAGTACGAGTCACCATCGAAAAGGAATTTATCATCGACATTCCAGACCATCTTCTCACTGCTGAATATATTAAAGAATTTGAGGACTTTATTGGCGAGAGGTATGAAGACAATAAACAAGATGGTTTGTTCAAGTATGCTGCTTGGCATGCTGCCAAAGACTATAACGAGGCAGAGGGGCTTGGGTATCTAGATGCCGAATACAAGAAGAAATATATGGATCGTCCAGAAGATTTTATTGTGGTGGAAGAAATCTATGAAGACACTGAAGAAGAGGTGCTATGTGATTAAGCGTATCGTCACCCCGTATTTTATTATCGGCCTAGCTTGCTGGATTATCGTAGGCCATGTGCTAAATACGCTAAACGCTTCCGGCTGGCAGATTGTTGCTGTGTTTGCTGCTATGATTGCTATTGAGTGGAACGAAGCTTATTTTACTAGGAAGAAGGCGTGGGAGGACAGTATTAAGATGTTCTCTACGTGTCTTGCTAAGAAGCTGGAGGAGAAATGATTGTAGTAGAAGGTAAATTTGGCATCAAGGCTACCATTCTAGCCGACAGTACTAATGCACAAGGTAATCGCTTCATTACGTTTGAAATCGAGTATCCCCGCCTGATTCTAGCTGAAATCAACACTCATCGGATGCTGTCGAAGAACAGTTTCAGCAGCCGTGCAGTGCCGTTCAACAAGATGGTAGAGCAGCTTACCGGGCGTCCTGTACGATTCGGTGCGAACCAAGCTGGTATGCAGGACAAGGGCGAAGACTTCGATGCGCTGATAGAAGGCGAAGAGTTCAACCCAGCTTTCAATTGCACGACCTACGCCTACACACCTGTGCAAGCGTGGGATGCAGCGAAAGGTGAGGCAGTAACTTGGGCTAAGGCTTTCTACAAAGCCGGACTGCACAAGCAAGTCTACAATCGTCTAGTAGAGCCGTTCCAGATGATGAAGACTGTCATTTCAGGTACAGAGTGGGAGAACTTCTTCTGGCTGCGTGACCACGTTGCCGCTGACCCTACACTGGCAGAACTGGCCCGTGTGATGCGTGAAGCAAAAGATGCAAGCACTCCGCAAGAGTTGGCTCCGGGCGAGTGGCACTTGCCGTATGTCGATACCTACCTGTACTGCGATGGCAGTCCGGGAGTTTGGTACGGCATCTACGACGAGAACGAGCAGATCGTAGAAATCTCGCTGGAAGACGCAATCAAGGTTAGCTGTGCTCGCTGTGCTGCTGTCAGCTACCGGAACGAAGGCTACGGGCTGGAAAAGAGTCTGGAAGTGTATGACCGTCTAGTTGGTAGCGATAGGAAACATGCTAGTGCTTTTGAGCACTGTGCAACGCCCATGCCGGAGGAATACTTGCCACGTAACACGCTAAGCTCCATCGCTTTGAACGTGCCTCATGATTCATCTACGTGGCAGAAAGGAATTACGCACGCAGACCGTAAAGGCCAACTGTGGAGCGGAAACCTCAAGGGCTTTATCCAATATCGCAAGCTAATCCCCGGTGAAAATTACGAAGGCGCTTGACATCAAGCAAGAATTTAATGTACAATGTCGTTTCTTACAAATCTTAAGGAGAACACATGAAGAAAATTATTATGGCTGTCCTGTTGGCAGCAGCACTTGCAGGTTGCTCTGGTTACGACCATCTTGGTTGCCGTAACAGTGTTGTTAAGGATGTTGGTACTCAGGATGTTGTAGAAGTGTCAAGCTGGCATTTTGTTGCCAAGGATACTCAAGGAAACATCTGGTATTATGAAACCATGAATGTCAGCAACACTAAAATCACTAGTAAAACCCCGCTGTTTAAATCTAATTAAGGAGAGATAAATGTTTACTGCAACTCATAAAATTATTAGTAATGATGGTACTCACGCTTTTGATGTAGGTACTGAGGTTGTTTACACAGGTGATAGTGAATTTGATGGGTGTGGAGTGTATATGAATCGCTTTGGTCTTACTCAAGAGGTTATGATGTTGGCTGTCGAAGAGCTTCGTGTGAATCATAATCCTGAAGAGCAGGTTGACAACACTGAGTATCCACAACAAGGGGAATAAACATGGCAACAACCAAAGTAAAAGCACCTAGCACAGCATCCCTGAAGAAACAAGTGGCAGAGCAGCAAGCTCAAGCTGAGAAGCTTCAGAAAGAACTAGCTTCGGCCAACAACTTGAAAGAGATTTATTACAAGGACAAACAAGAACTCAATGCAGAAATCTCTGCGGTGCATGACCTTCTAGATGTGCTGCCTAATGTCATTGGTCGTAAGAAAGAGGATGGCTACAGCGAGCATAAGCTGATGACTCGACTGGCAAGCTTTCTGGCTAATAGGGGCTAAGCTATGATCGTCCACAGCAGCAGCATTGGAGTATTGCTCATTATTGCATATCTGTTATTTGCGCTGTTTATTGTTCGAACCTTAGTAACAGCCTCTATTGTAACTAAACTTATCAACGAAAAATATAGTGAGAACATGCGGCGTATCCACAGTGGGGAATCCGTATATTTGCTTCCTAATATAAATGTGGATGCAACTTGGACAATGATCGAGCGAGACTTGCGCAAATGGACGTTCAAGCAATGCTTTCCTGATGGCATTGTGCGAGGAAGCTACGTGGAGGGCTGATGAAGATTCCAATTGAAGGGCAGCCAGAAGCTTTCTACGAAACCAGACACTACAACAATTCGTTTGGATATCAGTGGTGCCTTACGCGAAATAGAGATTTCATCCGTTGGCTGAATACGTTTGAGATTAACATGATTGAATCAGTGATAGCGCGGTGTAACGATGATCCAAATTAAGAAGCTTAACGGAGGCGTCAGTGTTGTTCAAAAGGCCGATCCACGGTATTACACTAAGAGGGATGAGGAAGAGCTTGCCTATTTCGATTGCAGCTACGGAGTAGGTGATATCGCACAGGAGGTTCTTGAGCTTCTGTCCTCGCTGTGTTATGAGTGTGAGATTGCTTCGGAGGATAAGTGACAAGCTACGTAGAATGGATTGAACCGTTTGATACATCTGGCAGCATCCCTCTTATCTGTAGGCTCACTGTAGAGGACGCTATCAAGTTTCAACTCGGAGCGCCAGAGCGAGCGGGAAATACTGTGTTTAAGTATGAGTCCGATGAACAGGCTCTTGATGATTTTATGGCGGTGCATTGGGCTAGGATTGTGGAGGGTTGAGTGGGATATTGGAAAGGTGAAAAGAATATGGCAGCAACAAAAAGAAATATCAATAACAGTTACGAGCCTCCTGAGACAATGGAAGATGTAAAGGACTACCCAATCCTTGCAATTCCAGAACGGTTTATTTCCAAAGCAGCAGCAGAACACTTTCAAATCAGAACTGCACTAAGTCCGAAGGACGGCAAGACGCCTATTGCCCATTATTTTCCTTATCACTATAACGGCGAGCTTGTAGGATATAAGAAGCGCGATCTTACCGTGCCCAAGATGGCTCCGGGGCATTTTTCTGTAGTGGGGTTTCAAAGCCCTAAGTGTGATCTTTTCGGTATGCACTGTGCCAACAAAACGGGTGGCAAGAAAGTAGTCATCACTGAGGGAGAATACGACGCCGCAGCCACATGGGATGTAATGAAGGACAAGTATCCTCAAGCCAACCCCAACGTCGTTAGCATTGCTTCTGGCACAGCCAACGCTGTACAAAACCTAGGACAGAAACAGAACCAAGCGTGGTTGTCGAAGTTCTCGGAGCGTATTACAGCATTCGATGCGGACAAGGCAACACAGGAGGAGCGAGAAAAGCAGAAAATGATGAAGGGCAAGGATGCCACGGCTGCTGTGTATGGACTCATGCCTGACATCTTGGTAGCAGACTTCCCCGATGATTACGACCCCATTGATATGATTAAGGATGGGATGGGGGACCAGCTCTACTGGTGCATCATGAAGCCGAAGCAGTACACGCCGGACGGCTTTGTGAAGTTTGAGTCTTTTGCTGCAAAGGCGTCAGAGCTTCCGAAACTTGGCAAACCGTGGCCGTGGCCGTCTATGACCAAACTTAGCCTTGGCAGGCGTCTTGGAGAGGGGCACTATATTGGTGCTGGTGTCAAGATCGGTAAGAGCGAATTTGTGAATCAGCTTTCCGAATTTGTGATTAATGAAGAAGGTGGCAGGATTGCACTCTTCAAATTTGAAGAAGAGCCAGAAATCACTTGCAAGAAAATTGCAGGCAAGATGTTCGGCAAAGACTTCACCAACCCTGAGAAAGTTATTTTTATTGATGATGATGGCGTTCTTCGGGACATCTACGGCACAGAAATCTTTGACACACACGGATACTTTGACCAAGAAACCCTTACCAAAGCTGTCAATCAAGTTGGTGATAAGGTAATTTATTACAACAACTACGGTGCCTGTTCTTGGGATGTTGTAAAAGGGGCTATCCGTCATGCTGTTCTTGTAGAGGGCGTGACTGATGTTGTGCTCGATCCTATTTCTCGTATGGTTCAAGGTTTGACAGCAGCAGAAGCCAACACCGCGCTTGAGAAGTTCGCAGATGAGCTTAGCAAGATGGCTAAAGATTTGGGGTTCGTCTACTACTGTTTCTGCCACTTGAAAGCTCCCGAGAGTGGCCCAGCACATGAGCGCGGAGGAAAAGTGTTGAGCCACCAATTCACAGGTAGTCGCGCAATGATGCGCTCTACTTATTACATGTGGGGCATCGAGCGTAATAAAGACCCTGACCTCTCTCCAAAAGAACGTAACACCTCTACGATTGTTCTGTTAGAGGACCGGAAGTATGGTCGTAGCGGCTACTTTAAGGTGTACTATGACCCTGAGACTGGCAATTATCTTGAACCACCTGAAGGGTTTTTGGAAAGCAGTGTTGAGCGGATTAGTGAGTATAAAGCAGGAGAGCCTTTCTCGTTCTAAAAAGAAAAGCTGTTGACAACCTCAGCAGCTTCATTTACAATGCTCACAACAATTTTAAGGAGGGAACATGAGTAACTTTCAAAATATGAAGATTCGCTTCGAAGACTCTAAACACAAGGCACAAGTGCTGGAGGCTTTGGAGAATCTTGGATATGATGTTGGGCGAGATACAAAGTATACCAAGATGGACATTGCGTTTGGGGCTTACACCTACGAAGGGAGCGCATTCGTTCTTTATAGTAGCGTAGACAGTGGACAAGGGTATTTTAACGACCACAATAATCCAGAGTACGTCCTAACTCCGCAAGGCACATTTATGAAGGTTGAGGATTATTACAAAACGCCTCAAACGCCTGATAAAGATGGCGCGGCAAGTCTCCCGCCCCCGATTGGTCTTATTCCGCGCTATGCTGTAGAGGCTAAGCGACTTCAAGAGATTCTGGAAGCGATGCATCGGTATAGTGTGGCTGGCAAGGTGATTCCTAAAGTTTGGTCAGATGAGCTTGCAGAATTGCTGAAGAGACAGCAGCAGGAAATTACTTTAGAGTTTAGGGGGATTGTGTAATGGAACATCTTGTGGGTAAAACTATTTCAAGTATTCAAGTGAATCAAGATCAACAGCTGCTTAAATTTACTACCAATACTGGCGAAGAAATTATTTACGAGGCTGTGGGTGATTGCTGTTCTTCGACTTGGTTTGCTGACATCATTTTTTATGGAGGGAGGTACGCTTTTCCATTCTCTGTAACGAAAGTAGAAGAAATTGAAGTTCCGAGATTCGTAAATAGAATGGCTGATAAAGATGGGCGTGGGCGTCAAGAATACGAAGAAGTATATGGATACAACATTGTAGCCTCTAAAGCCATTTCAATTCAAATTGTGTATCGTAATAGTAGTAATGGTTATTATGGTGGCTGGTGCGAACTTTTTGAAACCCTCAACAGTAAGCATGCACAAAAAATACTGGATGAGTGCGTCTGGACTAACATCACTGAGGATTGGAGCGCGTAACTATGAAACTAACTAAGAAAGCATTGCTGGCAGCAGAACCTAGCGTCAACTTCGATGTGTGGGCAGAGTTTGAAGTGGATGGTATTAGTAAGTATCATTGGCGAGAGGACGCTCCTTCAGAGGAAGAGCTTGAGAAACGTCGCAAGGCTCTTGATAAGCGTTACAAGCTTCTCTATGGTGATTACACGTATGAGGACTACAACGGAGACGCGTACGTACTCGGCTATGACAAACAAGAGAAGAAATTCTTTGAAGTGCACGGCAGTCATTGTTCTTGCTACGGTCTTGAAGATCAATGGGACGTAGAGTATTGCACCTTAGCGGAATTGAAAGAGCTTTTTGAGAGGCGCTTTAAAGAAGCAGAGGAATACACTTTTTGGCGTAGTGCAAACAACAGTGGTGAGTTTCGTAATTGGCTGAATAGTGCTGTGGGAGAAAACAATGCAGATTAATATGATGCAACGACAACTGAAGCTCAATTCTTGTGTTATTCAAGGGTTGTGTGAAGAGTTGGTAAAACTGAAAGATGCTCGAAGAGTTTGCTACAAACTAGGCGTGCCAGATGACGCTAAAATCTGCACTCAGTTTATCCGTAAGTTTGAAAAGAAGCTTGCTAAGATGAATGAAATGCAGAAGGCGCTTAAGGCAGAGTTGAAGGAAGCTTATTGGTGGGCCTTCAATATGGTGGAGTTGGCTTGATTTAAGGAGTGTGTGTGCGGTTATATTGGGATATTGAGGCAACGAATCTCCTGAACTCAGATTCAGTCGATTACACGCAATCGCCCTACAAGCTCAAAGATGATTTTGAGGTGCATTGCGTTGTGCTTATCGACGTAGATACAATGAAGGAGTATCAGTTTGTACAAGACGAGATTTACAATGTAAAAGACTTCCTGCTTGCCAATTGTACTGAAATGATCGCACATAACTCCATCTCATACGATCACATGGTAATGATGGCGAAGTATGGGCTGGACTTTGAAATCGACGTGAATAAAGGTGAGCCGGGAACGCACTACAGCTTGAAGACGGATTCATTGTGTGGAATTCCGATTACTATTACCGACACCCTTGTGATGTCAAAAACGCTTAATCCAACCCGCAGTGCTCACAGTATTGATTACTTCGGGCGACTTCTTGGACTTGAGAAGATTGATTGGCGCGCAAAAGCTATTGAGCTTGGCCTGATTGAAGCTGATGCTCCAAAGGGAGCGGAGTATAAGAAGTATCATCCAGAGATGCTTGTTTATTGCAAGCGGGACTGTCACGTAGGCATCAAGGTTTGGAAGTATCTATTGAATGAATGGGGCACTTGGAAATGGGATGACGCTTATCAACTTGAGAAGTGTGTAGCTGAAATTATCACGCACCAAGAGCATCGCGGTTTCTATTTCAATAAAGAGAAAGCCATTGAGCTTGTTAAAGACCTTGACGAGAAGATGGAGAAGCTTCGCTCCGTTGTGGAGCCGTTGATTCCTCCTAAGCCAATTGGCAAGACGGCAGCTAAAGAGTTCATTCCTTGCAAAAACCAGTTCAAAAAAGATGGTGCCCCAAGTGCAAACATTATTAAGTGGATAGAGAAACATGGTGGCAAATTAGAATGTACGAATGACGTTTATCACACCACACTGTTTGGTACAGAATATATCCTTCCGATTCCGCTAGAGCCTATCGTTACACATGTGCCAGCTTCGATTGAAGACACGACACACATTAAAGGCTGGCTGGTGGGGCTTGGGTGGTCTGCAAGCCAGTATAAAGAACGGGACTTGACGGTTGATAGTAGGAAGCAAAAGCTGTCGCTTGAGAAGTATATTGAAGCTTGTGAGCGGTACGTTGAACAAACAATGAGTAGCCCGTTTAAGCGGGACAGGATGGAGCATCTTGAAGTGAGGTCTGAGAAGGCTTTGCGGGATAAGTTGCTTAAGCACGACCATGTGAAGCGCCCTTTGAAGGTTTATACCAACCCCACGTTGACTGTAGGTGTTGAGAAGGAGATTGATCCCAACCTGTTAGCGATGTCTGATAAGTTTGCTCATGCAAAGGATGCATCTGACTACCTGACGTACAGGCATCGTCGCAATAGCATTCTCGGCGGCGGCATTGACCCTGACGATGATGAAGAGGAGATGGAAAAAGGTTGGATGAGTGTTGACCGAATCAATCAGGACGGCAGGATTCCTACCCCGGCTGATACTTGCGGGGCCGCGTCAAGCAGGTTTAAGCACCGGCTTGTAGCCAATATTCCTCGCGTAACTTCATTGTACGGTGCAGAGCTTCGCAGTTTGTTTGGAGTGGATAAAGGATTCATTCAGGTTGGCTACGATTTCGATGGCCTAGAGGCTCGTATTGAGGGACATTATTGTTGGCGGTATGACGATGACAAGCATAGCTACTGCGCCTCACTCTTAGGTGAGAAGCCAAATGATGTGCATACGTTGACAGCAAAGAAAATCTCGTTGGTGATTGGAGAAGCGTTCGGCAGAACTCCAGCTAAGACGGTGAAGTATGCAGCAGCATATGGGGCGCGGCCTGCGCGAATTGCAAAGACTGTTGGGTGTAGTGTAGAGCTTGGTGAAAAGATTTTTGTGGCGTACTGGGAGGCTGCAAAACCTCTTGGTACTCTTACCGGAATGTTGAAGAATTATTGGGAAACAATTGGAGGTAAGAAGTTTATCTTAGGTCTGGATGGGCGAAAAGTGCCTACGCGCTCTGCTAGTGCTCTCATCAATTTCCTATTTCAATCTGCCGGGGTTATCTCAGCAAAACGAGCGATGGTGATTCACGATAGGAAGTTAAAGAAGGAAGGCTTGAAAGTAAACTTCTGGAAGGATGACTGGCGCAGCAAGAATTTCTGCCAACAACTGATTGCATACCACGATGAAGCTCAGTTGGAGTCAAAGCGGGAGCAAATCACTTGGAAAATGTTCAAAACGGAAGACGAAGCCAAGGCGTTTAAAATTGAACAAACAGATAAGATTTGGAGTGATGTAGGTCACACGGACAAGGGCTACTATGTGGGATATTGTCGTGCTGGTGAGCTTGCTGTTGAATCTGTTAAGGAAGCAGGAGAGTATTACAAGCTTAACGTGGAATTGACAGCAGGATATATGCTTGGTAATTCATGGGCTACGTGCCACTAAGGAGAGAGACAATGACCGACTGCACCCTAACAAACCTCATCCACAAATTCGGCATCGCAGCCCATGACTACTGGAGCAGCTTCACCTTGTTCGACGGCCCTGAGCCAATGAGGATGAGCTACACGAAGAGATGTGCTCAAGATATGGAAGATAGGTTGTCTGATGTGATTTCATACGTGGAAGGTAATTATGAAAGGAAATTCGATGGAGCGTAATTTTGATAAATTTCTTGAGGGATATGATGCCTATGACGAAGGACAAAAGCTACACTTCAACCCTTACCAGTTCTCAAGACACACTGAACAAGAGTTCGAGGCGTGGAATGCAGGATGGTTCGCAGGACAAGAAGATGAGCAGCACAGGGAACACTGCAAATCATTGGAAGAACGTTCCTGACACGGCTTTTAATGGTCGTACGTGGCAGAGAGTTCCTGAGAGATTTTATACAGACAAGGAAAAATGATGCATTGCCCACATTGCAAATACGAGCCGGGACATTACTCCGATATTACTTACAAGTGCTTGGACACTGGAGTTATGCAAAATCAAGCATATTGGTTTTGTCATACTTGTGCATGCATTGTTTATGATGATGAGGATGAATTTGAGAGGAAATGATGGACTTTGAACAAGCACAAGAGGTTTTCTTAAAAGCAGAAAAAGTTTTAAAGAAAGCCCAAGAGAAATTCTCAGCAGCACGTAAGGTTCGTGATGAGCTTTGCCCTCATACAGAACTGATTCCAAAAGAGTATTACTTCAGTGGCAGTTACCTTGACCAAGCATATAGTGAGTATTGGAACGAATGCGCTTGCTGCGGACAGACTAGTGAGCGCACCACTAAACAGCATTCTTGGTATGGTTAATAGGAGAAATGATGATTACATTTGAAACACAAGAGGACTTTGAAGCCGCCGTGATGGATGTGATTGCACAACGTCTTGAGGTTATTGTTGAAGGTGGAGGATTGCCTGTAAATGCACTTATAGAGGTGTCTCTGATTGATAATGAAGACAATTCTGTTTTTGCGAGCAGCTACGTGTGAGTGTGCAGCGCTGGAAGCCCCGTAGAGAGGTTGTAGACGCCACTCACGAAGCCTCTACACCCGACTACGAAAAACTTGCCCAAGCTGTCCTAGTGGCTATTATTAATCGCCAGAAGGATGTTATTCTTCGGTTTCCTTACTTCGTTGTATTCGATGATGAGACATATCCAAAAGGTATTATTGTCAAGAAGGACGAAAAGTATAATTATTACAAAGCTAAAGCTTTTAAGCTTGCTGATTGGTTGTATTCTAAAGGATTCTTACCAGCAGATGCTAAAGGTATCATGAAGAGTATGCGAGAACTTGCATATCTTGAAGGAAGAATTGATAAGATGCTTGCAAGCGACATAGAAAATATGGTAGAATGTCGTTTTCTAGTTGAGGGAGGGGTTGATGATTAAGCATTTTACGGAGAACTTACTTGGTAAGGATTACGTAGTGGGAGACATTCATGGATGCTTCCGAAAGCTGGAACGAGAGCTTGCCGAGATTGGCTTCGATGAGACGAAGGACCGCCTGTTCGCTGTTGGCGACCTAGTAGACCGTGGACCAGACTCAGAAGAAGCTCTAGACTGGCTTGCAAAGTCTTGGTTCAATTCTGTACGAGGCAATCACGAGCAGATGGCGATTGACTTCATTGATGGCAATTCAGACCGTTATATGTACGCCTACAATGGAGGTCAGTGGTTTCTGGATATTTGTGATGCAGACGAGCGCCTTGGTAGGATGTACGCTCAAGTGTTCCGGGAACTTCCTATTGCTATCGACATCACGGTAGGTAACAAGGTTTACGGGATTATCCATGCAGATTGCCCCGGTGGGGATTGGAGCAAGCTTGAACAGGGTTTCTCAGGCGTACAAAGCCAAGACTATGAGAACTTAGCGATGTGGAGTCGTGATCGCATCAACGGCATGGATAAGAGTTTTGTTCAAAATGCAGAGCTTGTCTACGTAGGGCACACTCCGCTAAGGGAAATTAAAGTGTTGGGCAATGTTATCTATGTTGACCAAGGGGCTTGCTTCGGTGGCGAGCTTACGCTTCTTGAAATTTATTGAGGAGATGCTATGAAACAAGTATGGCAAACTGAAGATGGGGCTACCTTTAACACGAAAGAAGACGCTGAGAAGTGGGAAAACGATTGTAAACAGAGGGACGATCTAGAAGCTGCCATTTTAAATGGTACTTTTCTTGACGGCTGCGATGCTCACGAAGTTGCAACATTCCTACTGGCACATTACAACGTGGTGGAGAAATGAACTACTTTACAATGTTATTCCTACAAGTTCAAATGTGTATTGATTTTGTTTGGGAGGAATTTAAGAAATGGATTGTGAAATCAAACCACGTAAGCCATCCGTCTTTCGCCGCAGCTTGAAGGTGCATGGTGTTCCTATAGATACTGAATTTACCTTCTTTGAAGGACATCCCTCTACAGAATTTGAACCAGAATGCCCTGACGAATTATGGCTTGATGCTGTGTTCGTTGATGGTATTGACATTATCAATTTGTGTGGGGATGGGACTATCGCTGAGATTGAGATGAAGCTTTGGAAGTTGCTGGATAATAAAGAGGAATAAACATGATTATTATTATTTTGTATGTGCTGAGTGTCGTGCTTACATTTGTAGCAGCTTGCTTCGATTGGAAGCGAAGCTTTGGAGAAGTCACAGTAGGAGATATCCTGCTTTTCTTGGCGCTGTCCTTGATTCCAATAGGGAATCTCGGTGTCGTGTTTGTAGCAATTCTTCATTCAGATATGTGTAAGAAGAAAGTGTTTTAAGGAGTAGTAACGTAGCTCATGCGTTTCATGAGTAAGGAGGAAGCGCCAAGAGGCATTCCGTAAATTTAAATTGCAAGAGAAGGAAATAAGTAATGGCTGATAAGAAGCAAATGTATGGTGTTTTGGAAGGTACGCTGGTGTATGCTAAGATTGCCCAACCTGACAGCAAATTTGAGTCAAAAGATACCGAGTACGTTATCAGTGTTATTGTTGATGAGGATACTGCCGATGCATGGGATGAGCAATTCAAAAAGCAACCTGCAAAGAAAGTGAAGGCAAGCGAGTTTGAATCGAAGTATAAGATTGAACTGCCTAAACAACTCAAAGGCCAGAAGAATGTCTTTGAAATCAAACTGAAGAAAGACGCTACCAAGGATGGTGAGCCGTTCAATCCTGAGTTTCGTCCGAAAGTGTTTGTCGATTATGACAATGGCGACCGTGTTGAAATCACTGAAAGCCGCCTGATTGCGAATGGTTCGTATGGCAAGGTAAGCTATCGTATCAACACTAACAACTATGGCACTTTCGCTCGTCTGAATAATATTCTGATGACTGAAGAGGGCTTCAAGGAGTATGTGTCTACTGGTGGTGCAGCCGGGAGTGAGTTCGGTGAAGTAAAGGAAGTGAAGAAGGAGGCTCCTCGTAAAGAGGCTACTCAAGCACGCACTTCTAAGGTTTCTAAACAGGCTGAGCCAGAGCCGGAAGATGATGGCGATGACCAAGACGTGCCGTTCTGATGTAGCATAAAACCTGCCCTGATTCTCTAGAAAGGGAGTCGGGGCATTTTGTTAAGGAGAATTCATGCAGCACGAAAAAGAATTAGAACAAATCAAAGTAGCAGCAAATTATTTCAACCCCACTGGAGCTTTTATCGCTGGCGGGGCTATCACAAGCGTCTTCACTGGTCAACCAATTCGCGACGTTGATTTTTACTTAAAGTCGAAAGAAGCTTTTATCGAGGCTGTTGCACAAGCATACGACGAGAGCTTCTGGTGTTTGGCTGCAACGGATCGCGCAGTGACGTTCGCAAGGGGTTCCGACATCATCCAGCTTATGCACTTCGATTTCTTTCCTACAGCAGAAGCGGTGTTTGACGCCTTCGATTTCACTGTCTGTATGGGCGCTTATGACTTGGACACCAAAGAGTTTATCTTCCACGAAGAATTCATGAAGCACGCTGCACAGCGCCATCTGAGCTTTCACAGCGGCACTCGTTATCCTTATGGTTCCCTGTTGCGTGTCCTGAAGTATCAACAGCGTGATTACAAGATCAGTCGTAGTGACCTTTTGCGTATTGGCCTGTCGCTACAGAAAGTGAAAATTGAATCTTGGGACGACCTCGCTGCTGCAATCGGTGGTCAGTATGGCGAGAAGGCTCTTATTGAAACGGACAAGCCTTACTCTCTGGATGCTGCGATTGACCTGTATAAGAATGCTGATATCACTGTACCTGCTGCTTCAGAGGAAATGCCGGGAAATGCTTATGAGTGTTTGAAAAAGATTGGTATTGAGGCTGAGCATTTGAAGCATGAAAAGCGTGTTTGGAGTTGGTAATGAAATTACTTGTGTTTGACATGGACTTTCTAATTTTTGAAGCGGTGAGTGTTGCAGAGGAAAGATTTATTATAGCCACGCACCGACCCACTGGCCGCAAGATGGAATTTCCAAATAAAACAGAGTTATGGGGGCATCATAAGAAAAAAGCTGGTGGGTGGATTTCGGAAGAAAATAAGAAGCTTGGTGACAACTACTGGAAGCCTGACGACTTCGATATTCTAGAATGCCAACGTCCACGCCCGTTCAAAGTCAAAGGTGTAGATGAGTTCACAGGGGAGCCTGACGAGCGTTTTGATTACTTCATCTCACCTTGGGACGGTGCTAAGAAGATTCTTGATGATAAGATAAAGAGCATCTGTGAGCGACTTGGAACTAACAATTATATTGGCTTCACTGGAAAAGGTAATGTATTTCGCCACGATCTTTGCACTCTACTTTACTACAAGGATCGTGATGATTTAATGCGACCACTGCTACTTGACCGAATGAAACAATATGTTTGTGATCGCCACTCTACTACTTGTGTTGAGGGCATTGAAGCTGACGACGCTTTTAATATGGCTGTCCTTGATGGCTACAATAGATGGGTGAAAGGCGGTAGAAAAGAAGAGGATCGTGTGTGTGGTGTTGCAGAGGATAAGGATGCCAAACAATGCTCCGGTTGGCATTTCAATCCCAACAAAGACTCTTCTCCGCGATTGATCGAGGGTTTCGGGAAGCTCTGGCTAACTGATAAAGGTGATGTAGATGGTACAGGACGTATTTGGCTATACTTCCAAGTGGGATCATCTGATAGCGCCGACAACTACGCTGCCAATTGCTTCTCTGACGTTAGATGGGGGCCGAAATCAGCTTACGATGAACTTAAAGATTGCAAGGATGATAAACAAGCTTTTGAAGCACTTGTGAGAATCTTTAAGAGACTGTACCCTGAAAAGAAAGTTGTTCAAGGTTGTAAAGGCGATGTGGAGATTGATTGGTTATATGTAATGCAAGAGTGTTTTACGATGGCTATGATGTTGAGAAAGCCTGACGATAAGATTGATGTTAAAAACGTACTAGAAAAATTAGGAGTAGTGTTATGAATGAAAATTATGATGTGCTGATTGAATCGTTCGACAAAGAAGATGTTTACAATGCTATCCAATACTGTCGAGAGATTGTAGCTCTGCAAGAAGTTCGTCCAACCTACTGTGAAGATCCTGCCACGTTCATGCCTCACGCTTGGGTAGTGGCTGCTGTGGCTGGTTTGATTGTAGAGGCACGAGCCATGCTGGAGGGTGTAGTTTATGTTGAGGTCTGAACAAGAACAAACCGAACAGAAATCCTTCCCTGTGAGGTACATGGTGACGAATGGACTCTTTAGCTATCGTGTAATTGACACTTGTGTGTGGGTTGGCGAAGTTGTGTGCAAGACAGGCAGCTTAGGTTCTGCACACATGATTGCTAAAGCTTTGAATGAAGCGGAGGGGTATGTCTATCCATCTACTTATTGATAAATTGGAAAAATGTCGGAGGTGTATTGATGACTCTAACTGAAGAAAATACACTTGTTATTACAGAAGACCAATTTAAAAAATTAATTTCTTTACCAGCCGTCAAGCAGACGTACTCTCACTATCGAGTAGAGGATTTCTCGGAGAAGGTTGACAATAAAATTGTTAGCAAAAAGATGAAGCAATACATTATCTTTGCTGGCGTGACGTTTGAGGTTGATTACAGCACTCTGGAGTTGTCTGAAGAAGAGATTAAGCTGGTAGAAGATCACAGACGAAAGAAATCTGATGCAGAAGCACTGAGAGCTAAACGCCTAGTATGTCAGCATTACTGGAGTTATCAAGGAGAGTGGCGAGGCGAGTCTTCTTATCAATGTCGCCTCTGCGGAGAGACTAAGTGGGAGTGAAGAATAAAGAGCCTTGGCAATCCTTCCCCGAAATCTGGAAAGACGAGAAGGCTTTCATGACCTACCTTAGGGGAGCTTTCCGTTCCATCTGGTCACGCTACCCTGCTAAGCTAGAATGGAAGAAGCGCCAAATGATTCCTCCACCCGAGGGCTACAAAGGGCGCGCTAAGAGTGTCGGGTACTGTGCTTACTGTAATGGAATGTTCTCAGCGTCTTCTTTCGAGGTTGACCACATCGAGCAGGCTGGCTCTTTCAGTAATAAAGAAGAGGCTATCGAGTGGTTCTGGAGGCTGCTTGATACAAATGATAATTGGTGTCTTGCTTGCAAGCCTTGTCATAAGGTGAAATCTTATGCGGAGAGAGAAGGACTTTCCTTCGATGAGGCTAGGCTTCAAAAGGAAGTAATCAACATTCTTAAAAAGTCTGTTGCAGAAGTAAAACAGTTCTGCTACGATTACGGATATAGTGATTCTCATCTAAGCAATCCTGACAAGCGTAGAAAAGCTGTAGAAAAGATTCTTCGTAGTGCATCTTGACAGATGGTAAGAATCAACGTATAATAGGCGTTACAAAATCCTTAAAGGAGAAACAATGAACCTACAAAACAAATTTCAATTTCGCTTGAAAGAGCATCCGGGCTTCACTCATAGCGCCAAGGCAGAGGGGAGCATTGTGAAGGTGAAATGGGCACGAGGTTGGAACCAACATATCAATGAACCTATCGTGTGGGATAAGTTGCGCATTGACACCGTTGAAGATTGGCTTGCAGAAGGAGTTTGGATTATTGTTGAGGACAAACCCAAGAGTAAATATCCAGACTTGTTCCATTTCATAAGTTCGTTTGATAAATACTCCATGCATAAAATTGGAGACATGTGGGCTTGTACATACTATGGTAAGACTCTAGAGGAGCAGCGAACCATAAACCGTGGCGATTTGGCAATGTACAACGCTTCCAAAATTGAAGAAATGTTGAGAGACGGTAGTTGGAAGCTTTACATCCCGCCATCACTTACTGCGGAGCAGATTCGTCGTAATAAGGAAATCAACAGCCAAATTACACAGCTCAATAGCAGTATCAAGCTTGCAGAGCAAAACATTGAGCTTCAGAGGCGGCTAATTGCTTCGTATGAAGCTCGTCAAGACGATTTGAAGAAAGGGTTGGTGGAATGATTGACGTTTATGCACACGAAAAACTGGAAGCTATTCTGGCAGAACTCAAGGGTATTCGAGAAGACCTGAATAAAGTTCCTGAAGAGACTGCGCTAGAAGATTTGCAGAAGAAGCACAACAAACAAATGAAAGCTAACAAAGACACTCCAAAGAATGAGCCTGTTGCCGAGTGAGCTTAGATTAGTTTGGAGGGAGAACAAATTGAAGGAGAGTGAATGAACGAGCAACAAGAAGATTGGAAGGTGTTGTCTGTAAAGCTTGCTAACGAGTACCCCGAAATGTCTTGGCGAGAAATTGCACGACAACTTGACCAAGCTAAGTCTACAGTGAGTGATTATCTCCGCAAGTATTTCAATTTTAAGAAAGTAGAAGTGGATGTCGTAGAAGGCCATGTGCCGCAGGGAGCTAAGATTCTCTTACTAGATGTAGAATGTGCTCCTACCACTGCATATGTTTGGGGAAGATGGGATCAGAATGTAAGCCAGAAACAGGTTGTGCAAGAAGGTTATCTTCTTACATATTCTGCCAAGTGGCTAGGTGAAGAAACCATTGTCTCCAATCGAATCTATGAGCCTCGTAATGATGAAGTGTTGGTACGAGAGCTTGCAGAATTGATGGACAAGGCTGATTTGGTTGTAGCTCACAATGCACAGAAGTTCGACATTCCTCTTATCAAAACCCGAATGGTGGCTCTTGGTATGACTCCACCAAGCCCTTCTAAGATTGTTGACACACTGCGCATTGCCAAAGCTGAGTTCCGGTTTCCTAGCAACAGCCTTGATAGTATTGCTTCCTACCTCGGCCTATCTCGCAAGATGAGCCACAGCGGTTTTGATTTATGGACGCGCTGCATGTCTATGGATGATGATGCATTTGAGGAAATGCTTGAGTATAACGTACAGGACGTAGTGGTGCTGGAAGAAGTTTATATGAGACTGCGCCATTGGAGTAAGACTCACCCCAATGTTGCATTGTACGAACCTGCTGGTAAAGTACGGTGTGTGTGCTGTGGAAGTGATAAACTTACTTTGATTGATAAGAAATACTACACTTCTGTTTCTGCATTTGCCCTGTACAACTGTATGGATTGTGGTAAAATGAATCGCAGCAGGAAAAACGTCTCAGACCATACTAAACAGAATAGTCTTACTAATCATGGTAAATAAGGAGAAATAAATGGCAACTATTGATATTCGTGAAGTGTTTGAAAAAGATGAAATAGATACTATACTGTTTGGGTACAAGAACACACTACCGGGAACCGCAATCCCATACAAAATTTCTTACAACGAACGCTATGTTGTGATGTCTACTGGAGAGCGTGTTAGTAAAGATAGTGAATACGGCGAAGAAACCTACCTCTGCATTCGCAAGAGTGATGTGAAGAATGTCATTAAAGCTCTTGAGAAAGCTGTAGAACTTGGGTGGGGGAGTGATGACTGAAAAAGAATACAACATTTGCATTGGTAAGATTCTGGCAGGCGTGCCACTCACGTCTGAAGAAGGTCAACGCTTTGTAGAAGTCCTCTGCAATTTTGAATCTCTGCTAGATCAGGGCGACCAAGACGATTACTTCGGCACTGAAGGGTGGCGTCATCGGGTGGATTGGGATTAAGCATGGACGACGAAAACTCGGAGAGCTTCAGCTTCACTACTATCTACGAAGGCGACACTGATGTTTATTTTGCAAAGCGCACTAAAGACGGATATAGCGTCACTGTCAAATACAGGCACTGTGAAGCAACTGTAGATTTCACCTACAGGGAAGTGGCAGATAAGCTTGCGGAAGGCGAGTGGAAATTTAAGGATTGATTGAGGGAGGATGTATGGAAGATGTAAAAGAGAGTATTAACAATCTTGTAGATATTTGTCACGGAGCTTCTTATAAAGCCGGTTGGTGGCATCACAGTAAGACTGGATTGAACCTTGCAGAGATTGTGCGCAACCCTCAAGACGCACTACAAGAACTTCTGGCAGGTGCTCTAGTGGCACAGAAACTGTGTCTTACTCACAGTGAAATTAGTGAGGCTATGGAGGGGCATCGTAAAGGGCTGATGGACGATAAGCTTCCACATCGTCCGATGATTGAGGTGGAACTGGCAGATGCTTTTATCCGAGCTTGTGATCTGGCAGGTGCACTTGGCCTTGATCTAGGCGGCGCTGTCAAAGAGAAGCTTGCGTTCAACCAGACTAGGGAAGATCATAAAAAGGAAAATCGTGAAGCTGCTGGTGGGAAGGCATATTAATGAAAACACTATCGGCGTACGATCTGCTTTTGGCAGACACCCTGCAAGGTATGAATCAGTTTGACCTTGTACATATTGATAACATTGATCGAGTAAATGATGTACTGGAGCAGTTAGGTTTTGACATCACTCAAGGGATTCATATTTATGCTGCACAGCACCGTACATTGAAGAATGAAGTAAAGGTTGGCTATGTATTTAGTGGGGACATGTCACTCGCTCGTAAGCACCTTACAGGCCCTTTCGGCAGCTTGGAAGACCGGATGATCGCTGCTAGTATTCAGGACAAGTCTCTGTTTGCTGAGCTTCATTCTATGAGCCATGTGTGCCCTTCTTATGGAAATCCGGGGGCGCTGGATCAGCAAATTCCCGAGCGAGAGGATGCTGAGTACAAAGCTGAAGAGCAATCTATCACGGAACAGATTAAACAGTTGGAAGACATTCTGTTTCATATTCGTGGTTCTCAGTATCGCAAGGATGGAAGCGTTAAAACCGCAGAAGATTATAAGAACCCTGAAGTGATTGTTGTGAAGAAAAAGCGGAAGAAGAAAGAAAAGAAAGTGGAAGGGGTGTAATGACTAAACAACCACGAATTAAAACATTCACTGATAGTTATGTTGTACACTATCCAGAATTTGTAGAGTTTGCAAACACACAGCTTGAAAAGTGCTTTTGGACTAGTAATGAGATTGCAATGGAGAAGGACAAGCAAGATATGCTTGTTAACATGACTGAGGCTGAACGTCACGCTGTCACTACTGCACTCAAGCTGTTTGTTAAGTATGAGATTTTTGTTGGTACTGAATACTGGCTCACTCGTGTTATGAACACTTACCCACGACCAGAAATTCAACGAATGGCATCTGTATTCGGTATGATGGAATTGGCTGTACATGCTCCGTTCTACAATAAACTTAACGAAGTACTGGGTCTGAACACTGACGAATTTTATACAAGCTATGTTGATGATCCTGTCTTGAATGATCGGGTGAAGTTCCTCGACAGTATTGTTGGCGGCGAAGATGATTTGTTGAGCTTAGCTGCTTTTAGTATCATCGAAGGTGCGGTTCTGTTTAGTAGCTTTGCAATGTTTAAGAACTTCCAGAGCAACGGAAATAACCTTATTAGCAATACTGTACGCGGCATTAACCAGAGTGTGATTGACGAGGGTCTTCACCAGCAAGCAGGCGCTGCGTTGTTCCGAAAGGTGTTGAAAGAGTTGAAGATTAAAGGTGAAACTCTAGATATCCTCTACGGCAATATTGAAATGGTGGCTGAAAAGATTCTTCAGCACGAAGAGCGTATTGTAGATATGCTGTTTGAGAAGGGTCCACTGCGAGGCATTACGGCAGAACAGATGAAAGCGTTTGTGGCGCATCGTGTAAATGTCTGTCTGGATTCTCTTGGTGTGCAGCCAATCTTTGATGTAAAGGATCATGCAATCGAGGAATGGTTCTACACGGCAGTTCAAGGTTATCAAGCAATCGACTTCTTTACTGGTGTTGGGCGTGAATATACCCGTTCTTGGAACGAAAAAGCTTTTGAGTGGGTATCAAAGGAATCATATGGGAAGGAAATGGAATGAGTGAAAATCTTTACGAACAACTCAGCGCGGAACGAAAAGCAGGGCAAGCAGCAGGGACTGTCCCAGATTGGATGAGCACGTCTGGATATCAGATGTTCAAACAGAAGTATCTGTATGAAGCAGAGAGCCCTTGGAATCAATTTAGTAGAATTGCCGCAACAGCAGCTAAACATGCTCCAAAAGTTGTAGCACCTCACAATGCAGATTACGATTTGGAATGCCGGGACATCACAGCATATGACTACTGGTACAACAAGTTTTTTAGGGTGCTGTGGAATGGTTGGGTAGCGTGCTCCACACCTGTCCTTGCTAACATGGGAACCAATCGAGGATGCCCTGTAAGTTGTGCAGGTAGTGTAGTTGATGACAGTATTGAAGGATTTTATGACGCATACAGAGAAATCGCCATCCTCACCAAACAAGGGTTTGGCACAGCTTCTGATCTATCTGGCATTAGGAAACGTGGTAGTCCTATCAGTGTTGGTGGCAAAGCTTCTGGCGTCCTGCCTGTAATCAAGCATTTTGTGCAAGATATGCGCGACGTTGCCCAAGGCACTTCTCGCCGTGGTGCTTGGGCTGGTTATCTAGATATTCAGCACGGCGACTTTTGGGAGGTAGTACAGTATCTTGAAGAGCAACCCGATGACCTCAATATTGGTTGGATTATTACGGATAAGTTTATTTCCAAACTTCAGAAAGGTAATAAGGAAGCGATTAAACGTTACCAACGAGCACTGAAAGCAAAGATGATCTTCGGGAAGGGTTACTTCTTCTTCGTTGATAAGGTGAATCGTCATCGTCCTGAGATGTATAAAGACTTGGGATTGATGGTGAAGGCAAGCCAACTTTGCTCTGAAATCTTCCTTCACTCTAGTGTTGAATACACGTATACCTGTGTTCTCTCTTGGATGAATCTTGCCAAGTACGACGAATGGAAAGATACGGATGCTGTATTTGTTGCCACTGTCTTCCTTGACTGTGTTGTGTCGGAGTTCATCGAACAGGCAAGCAAGATTAAAGGGATGGAGAAGGCTGTAGCTTCCACTGTTAAGGGCCGAGCAATTGGTCTTGGTGCAGGCGGCTTCCACACTTATCTACAAGAGCACATGATGGAGTTTGGGGGTGTGGACGCCCATATGTTCAATCTGAAGGTATTCAAGCAGATTGATGAGCAGTCCCAACAAGCATCCAAGTGGCTCTCACAAGAACTTGGAGAGCCTGAGTGGTGCAAGGGTTACGGTGTACGATTTACTCATAGGATGGCCGTGGCTCCCACGAAGAGCACTGCGCTGATCTATGGAGGCATCAGTGAAGGTATCAATCCTGACGTTGCTATGAGTTTTACCCAGCTTACAGCAGCAGGAGAGGTGGACCGCGTAAATCCAACACTTCTTAAGGTTATTAAAGATAAGGGTCTTGACGTAGAAGCTTGTATCAAGGATACTGTTCGTAGTCAAGGTAGCGTGCAGCATGTAGATTGGCTGACAGACGAAGAAAAGCGGGTTTTCAAAACCGCTTTTGAAATCAACCAGCGAGACATTGTGCGGCTTGCTGCTGCGCGACAGAAGTACATTGACCAAGGACAGAGCACCAACCTGTTCTTTGCTGGAGATGCAGATGAGAAGCTTATCTCGGAGATTCACCAAGAAGCTTTCGAGAATGAAGACATTCTCAGCCTGTATTATGTCTACAGCAGCCGTGGTGTTGTGAGTAGCAGCAGTGAATGTGTTTCGTGCCAATGAAGGAAGTTATGAAGAAGCTTACGTTGTATTCAATGAATGGATGTGCTCAATGTGTTCAAGCTGCAAAGCTACTGGAGGCTAAAGGTGTGGCATACATAGTTGTGAAGATTGATGAAGACTTCGACGCTTGGGAGTTTCTTAAGAAAGAAGGACACCGCTCTATGCCACAACTCTACCTTGACGGCAAGCTATTTGTAGAGGGAGGCTTTAAAGGGCTTAGTAGCCTGTCTGACGCAGACCTTCACAACAAACTTAAATAATCTCAACAAGCTATTGACAAGGGGCAAACTGTGGCGTAGAATGCCTTCTTGTCATAGCAAAGACTTGCCGTAAGGCAGACAACTAACATTTTAAGGAGAATTGATATGATTAAAAATCAAAAAGGTAATGTAGCTGGTGTCGCAGCCCTTATCTATCTTGCGGTAATTGTCGCAGCTATTGCAGGCTGGATTATGAATATTGCTGGCATCGTACACACTATTGGTGGCCCCATTACTGCAATGTTTATTGCTCGCTGTGTTGGTGTGTTGGCGTTTCCGTTGGGCGCGGTGCTGGGTTATTTCTAAGGGAGGGGCTTAATGAATACTCTTGATATTCGTGGTGGTAAAGAACAGAAGATTGAGAAGATTGTGTTTGCGGAGAAGGATTGGGATTTTATCAGCGCCATTTCACAAGAAAGCACTTACATTGCTTTTTATACCAATGATAATGATGATGACACTGTGATCTTGAAAAAGACTGATGTCCCTCACCTTGTAGCAGCCCTTCAGAAAGCTAAAGAACTTGGCTGGTGGACGGATGTCAAGCCAGAAACTAAGAAACCTGCAACTAAGAAAGCTGTGGTAGCTAAAAAACCTACTGCTAAGAAATAAGGAGAGAAGTTTTGACTAAAACTGTACGAATTGAGAACGCTGACACCAGCTACTTCAAGGTTGTCGTAGAAGTGTGGGATAAGGGCTATCCAGAGGGGAATCCCGATAAACTGGTGAATGTCATCCGACTTGACTACCCCACTGCGATGACTATTAACTACCTGACCAGCACTCGCTACATGATTGTTAAAGAGGCAGAACAAGAATGACTGAAAAGATTTACACCAGCCTTGAACGCGGTATTGACGAAGACTTTGAAGCATACAAAGCACGCCGCAAGGAGTCCACCAAGGCTGTAAAGGCTCTCAAGCGTGGCAAGGAGTTTTGGGACAGTTCTTACGCTGGCACTTTCGTGAATCACGAAAAGAGAGAACTGAAGAAGCAACGCGCAGCTAAACGTGCTGCCAAGCGTGGCAATATCAATTAAGGAGAGACAATGAACATTACTAGTGGCGAATTGTATTATGCCCTCAAGGTTGCATATCAGCAAATGAAAGACCGCCCAGAAGATTTTTCTACTGTGCAGAAGGCTTTAGAAAACGTTGAAAAGTCCGCAGAAGACCTTCTTAAAATGTATCAAGGTATTATTTTGTCGTACCGTATGAACAAGGAGAAAACTGAATGAGCAAAACCGTATCTATTGATGGCGCAACCTTCGACGTTGCAGAACTGACCAAGTACCTCCAGCGTGGCCTAAGCCTTCTTGATACTCAACGTGAAGCTGGCCTTGACTTCAAAGAGCTTGCGGAAGAGGCAGCAGAGAAAACCAAGCTTGACAAGAAGGTTGTTAGCAAATGGTTCAAGGCTCGCTTTGCAGACAAGACCAAGAAAATCGTCGCTGACGCTGAGATGATTGCTGCACTAAACTCGGCTGTGGACGACTAACAGCTAACGAAGTGTCCGTCAAGCACTGTTTCATTCTGTTCTGTATCCTTGCCACAACGCAAGAAAGTGCTTGACGGTAATCTTGACCATGTGCATACTCGTGTTCAAGAACAAGAATAACAGAACAGATATTGTCCAACTAGGACACAAACTTAACATTTATCTTTACATTACTATCTTGAGGGAGAATTATTAATGAATCTGTCGGCTATCTCTAATGTCATCCTGACCCTGCTGCCCGTTATTTCGGACACCGTTAAAGCTGTGGAAGGCCAATCGAGCACTCCGGGCAATGGTAAAGCAAAGCTCGATCTGGCTCTGGCTATCATCAAGCCGCTGTACGATGCATCTAGCCCTGTTGTTCCATTCGATCAAATCGTGGGTCATGTCACGGCTGTTATCGGTGCTCTTGTCACCTTTTACAATTCTGTGGGTGCCTTCGTCAAAGCCGCTAAAGCAGCCTAAAAAGAAGCCCCGCGTCCTGTGAAGGATAGCGGGGCAAGGCTCTACCAAGAGCGAACAAAGTGAAACGAGTGGGGAAGGATGCTCTTAGGGGCTTCCTTCCCTTTTCTATTTATATAAGCTACATTTAAGATGCATGCTTATTCCATCTACAGATTCAAGGATTGTAGTAGCTTGGGTTTTGATCGTTGTCAAATTTACTGTGTTCTGCTGCCCATTGTTTTGCTCGCTCAACAACGTCTGCGTCAATGCTTGTTGTGCCAACAGGGGCTGATTGAGAAGGGGCGCTATTGACAGGCTGCATGGGGCTTTGTGCTGCTTCTTCAGAAGCTCTTTGTTGTACGCTTGGCAGAGCCTGTTGTGCGGCTGGCACACTTCCGGGTTTGGCGGGAATGCCGATATGTGCGGAAGTGACCACTGTGAGGACGCCATTGACGATGAAGAAAAGAGCGCCAGCAATAGTGACAGCCATATCGTCCGAAATAGGTAGAGAGTATCCATAACTTTTCAGGAGTGCTACAACAGACATAATCAACCCTGCGACAATTGGCTGTACAAAAGCTTGACCTTTTTTCCAGAACGCCGGATTGGAAACCTGTTGCCCCTGTTTAAAGAGGTTGTAGAATTGCATTAGTTTGTTAAACATTAAGTATTTCCTTTGCTCTATGGTAAAATGATATGCGATCTTGAAGGCCATTTGTACCTCCATTCACGCGCTTAGTTATTTTTATAAATGCTTCATCAGTATTTTGGTCTGCTAGGGAACTTAAATTCCTATCCTTCCAAAACCATGCTGCGCTACGACATGCATTGACAGGCTCTTTAAGAATCTCAGGATGCTCTACACAGTCAATCCCAAGAGCCATCATTACGGCTGTATAATTGTAATATCCGGTAATCTGGATAAGTCCCCGGCCCTTGTACAACTCTCCCCATCCGGGATGTGTATTGCCCAAGTCCTTGCGCCCGTTATAGGAGGCTCCAGAGGCGATTTCTTCCGTGTACAATAGGGAACCACTCTCATGCAATATCTGCGCTAGGAAGGCCGCTATGCGAGCCGGAGAGGCATCTATTTCGAATTCCTTCATCGCAGCGTTAAGGGGCGCTAAGAAAACGCTTGCACGCGGCTTTGAAGAAGGAGCAATACTGATTAGTTGCGCAAGCGTTATTTCCATTACTTACCTTTCTTCATTTCCATGATGTGTTCCTCTAGACGGTCTAACCGAGCATCAATCCTGCTAGCATGACGTTCGAACGCCTGATTTAAAGATTCCACTGCGTCTTTCAGTTCCACCTTAGTAATGTAAGTAGATGCAGATTGAGTTTTATAGTCTGCCAAGTCTTCAGCCACTTTATCAGCCTTTCTCTTCACATCATTCAAATTGCTCCACAGGACACAGCATAGCGCCCCCAACAGTGCTTCTACAATCCAAGAGAGTGTTGCGTTGTCCATCCTTAATCCCTAGTAACAAAATTTAATGTATAGCCCATCTCAAGGGCTTTTCTTACCACTGCTGCTGGCGTGGGCTTCGGCCCAAGGTCTAATCCTGAAAACCTTCGCATAGCAATGGTCAATTCGGAGCACTGCCAATTTCTATCACTTCCAATTTTCAACCATCCAAAATAGCCTTCAATGGCTTCTAGCTTCGAATAGCTTTCTCCGAGCTTAGAAAGTGCCCATTGCTTTTCCAATGCTGTCATTGGCTTATCTGGAGTGGCAATATGGAAGAATCCCTCATCAAGCCTTGTTTCTAATGGCGTAATGCTTATTGATGGCACCACAGCTTCTATCACAGAATGGACACCATCGTGATTGTATGCTACACAAACATGCGAGAATTCAGACTCAGTTACAATGCGGACGATTTGACTCTCAATATCCTTCTCAGTTTTCCAAGATTGGTGAGAAAGTGCCACTAAGTCTCCATCTTTAACAACATTTTTAAACTCAGAGAATTTCATAAATGTCCTTTATAGAACCCCGCTTTCGCGGGGCTTTCTTATTTATCACTTACAGCCATCGGAACTGTGAACATTCTGATGTTGTCACGCCAACTTGTGTCAAGCAACGGTGATCCAGCCAACGGTGCGTACGTAACAGGGTCCAACTTCGGATCAGCCACAACATCTCCGTTATAGCTAGGTACACTAATGGCTACCGGAGTAGGTAGTGCAATAGTCGCACCACCTGTCGAATAAGAGTACGGCACAGTAGTTGTCGTCAAATCTCCAACCCGGATAGGAATATCAGGGCTGTAGATGTTGTTACGAATACTTGGCGTATCCGCTGCCCTCACAGTCACTGCGCTTGTTACAATGTCTGCTGCACGGCTACCTGTACTGCTTGTGTAGACATCTGCGGAACGGGATGCTGATGCACTAGTCAAAGTAGGAATGTAACTAGTAGCTCCACGCCCATCTTCCAGTTGCACCCTTGTTGCAAGAATAGAGTGCCCAATCGTTGTGGAAGTTGACAGTCCGGGGTAAATCAGCACTTGGCTAGTTCCGCTTGCAGAATACCTACGTGTAATCTGAACTACCGTATCTGCCGTAGCTGAAAGTCCTGTAACACTAATCAAACCTCCATTAGCCTGTGCCACAACTCCAGAACCCTCGATTACACTAAACACAGTGTCAGAGTTCACCCCCCAAACTGTCCCACCAGACGAGTCATAAACTCCAACACTGGTGCTGGTAGTTGTCCCTGCACGTAGCGCGATAGTCAGTGTCAGATACGCACCAGCCGCAACGGCAATTCCATTAGACGCAAGGTTCTCGTTTGAGGTGGACGTTGTTTTAGCCAATGTCATGTATGGAACACCTCTGTAACTAGATGTACTTCCACTAACAGCCACCGCTCCTGTCCAGCCAGTGAAACTTTGGGAGTTATACATATAATTCGTCGCAGCAGCTTCCAACAACAAGTACGGCTGCACAGACAAGTTACTAGGCTCGTACGTAAAGCGTGCCACGTTTGCTGCGGCTGTCTGCAACACTCCGTTCAGGTCAACGTAAGTTCCTGTCGATCCACGCGAAGTGAACGTCAGACTGCTTGGTATGTAGCTTGTTGGAGAACTTCCCACCTCAAGCTGTGCTCCCCAAATATACATACCACTATTACCGTCGCCTGCATAACTAGTGGTTGTTGAATCGGGTTGCAAGCCAATATAGTTTGTACCAGATGCTGAGATAGTTGCACCAAACGTGACAGAGCACCTATAAAAACCGTTGGCAACCGCCTGAATTGCAGTGCTTGCAATTCCACTTCCAGTAAATGCAACACTTCCAACTTGAAGATCAAACACAGCGTAGTTGTTGCTTCCACCGAAAACGCTAGAAAAACCAACTCGCAAATACCTACGAGAGCCTGCTTTTGCAAACACAGACTGCGTGTAAGTAGTGCCAGCAGTGAGAGAAACACTTGGCGTTCTAATCTCGTGTGCGGCGGTTGTAGAATCTTCCCTCAAAAATGCTGCGACAGTTGCACCATTAGGACCGATTGTTGCGTTGGGAGTGATAGATGTTGCAGACTTGCTCCATACGGCATTGTCAAACTGTCCGCTGTAGCTATAAAGGTTAGTCCCTGCTGCCTCAACGCTAAACCCTTTGTCCATATACGTTTTGGGCTTGGCTGTGTCAGTAGTCTTTGCGTATTCTAGGGCTGTACTACCACTATTAACTTGTGCGCCCCAAATATACACACCCCCTGCTGTGCCGCTTGCAAATTGGCCTCTAGGGTACACGTAAATATTTGCCGTTACAGTTTGTGCTGTGAAAGGCAGTATTACTCTGTACCATCCTGCTCCAGCCGAAATAACTGACCCACTACCACCAGTCAATGTACCGTTGGACAAGTTTGCTGATGCTGTGACATCTGTGGTTCCACTAATAACGCGAAGGTCAAACTTAGAGGATGTCCCTGCCTTTACATACACTGATGCAGTGTACCCTGCCCCAGAAACCACATTCAGTGGAACAGCATTAAAACCGGATACGAAGTCACCCCCTGTTGTGTTTGTTAGCAAGTCTGCACTAACAGTCCCATCTGGCGCAGTCGTTGCGTCAGGACTCAAGCTAGACGATGCGCTGCGTGTCCACGGCCCCAAATCCTCACTCCACAACACCAAATTCTCATACCGCACAGTAGATGGATCGTAATCGTATGCAGCCTGATCGTTCCCGGCGTAACGTAGAATTCCACCCTGACCGTAGTAGCTCTTAGCAGACGCACGAGAAACAAACTTAGTAGGAGACGGAATGTAACTTGTCGCCACTGTTCCAACCTCAAGCTGTGCTCCCCAAAACTCTACAGAGCCACTTACAGGGAAGATGTGGAAGTTCTTACTAGCTTGCGGTGCAGTGAAAGTTAGAGCTAGGCGATACCAACCATTAACCAGTTTTGTCATCTGCGTAGTGCATCCGGCTGATGTCCCGCTGAACAATTCTGAGCTAAACGTAAATGTACTCAGCAGCGTTGTAGTGCCATCGATGTACAAATTCACACTAAGCCCTGTCCCCTTTTTAACGTGTAGAGAATAGGTGTAGGTGCTTCCGATAGCCATGTTGGCTGGATTATACCTAGAGCCGGATGCGACCAGACAACTCGTCTTGCTTCCATCTGGGGAAATCCCGTAATTAAACGTAGACACGTCTCCGTTTGGTAGCCACTTAGCAAAGTTGTCACTGTAGGTTAGCAGGTTAGTAGTGCTATTCTCCAGCAATGTTGTGTAACCTGTAGACAAGTTAGCTGGATTATAATTGGATCGTGTTACTCCAATGTCAGCGTTGCGAAGAATGCCTTGGAAATCGTAGTAACTACCAATGCTATTGCGTACGTACTGAGGCACTGTTGCGATGGCAAATTGGCTCTGACTCAGGAAGATATTGTCTGACTTCTCGATATTCGAGCACGAGGATTCGTTGATACCTCCTTTGCCACCAACGAACAGGTTATTGCTCACTACACTTCGAGTACCTACAATGTTGTTAAGCTTAATCTGGCTCGATCCATACTGGTCTGTCGTATTTTGAATCAGGTAGTTACCTGTGATAATGCGACCACCAGTGTCATCCCATCCGGTGCTGCCTACTACAATGCCTGCACCGCCGTTTTTATACAACGTGTTGCCGTACACAACACATTTGAAAACATAGTTGGCAATCCCACTACCATCCAATTGAGTCAATGAACAGTCGTTGAATCGTGTAATATTCGCATCGTTGGTATTGTCTACCAAAATTCCATAACTTACATTGTGACGGCAAGTATTCCACTCCACAAGTGAACCAATGGTAGTGGACGTTACCAAAATCCCGCCATAAAACTTACTGCCGTTGTAGTTGCAAGTGTTGTGGTGTACCCACGGATTAGAGCATCCAGTCGAGATAACCATACCAAGCGACAAGCTGGTAATAGTGTTATAACTAATCTCCGGAGAAATAGCGTACGTGACCGATACACCGAAGTGCGAAGTGCTATCGCTTGCAAGAGCGGCGCTGCCAGCGATCAAAGTAATCGTATTGCTCTTAACCAGCAGGTTAGTCAGCCCGAAACCGGGGCCGTTCGTAATACAATAAATACCGCGTACCTGTGTTCCTGTCGTGCCGAGGTAGATAGTGTTGCCAGTAATCGTTACGCTGTCGCAGCTTACTGAGTTGTTGAGGAAGATGCCCTGAGCCAAGTTGGAACTAAGGCTCGTTGCTGTGGCTGCTGTAATAATGTTATTAGCGATGGTGATTCGGCTAGAGCCGTAAGCACCGATACCAGCAAGGTTAGATGTCACGGTACAGCTACTTACTTCGCTATCCGTTGCACCACCCTTGAAGAAGATTGCAGGCATCGTACCAGCCATTGTTACCCGGCTGTTGCGAACGTCCATGTTGGTCATCTTCATAAAGCTGTCGATCTGCAACTGACTGTCCCCAAGATTCAAAATTGGCTTAGCTTGTGTAGTATCGTCGCTGCCGTCAGCGTTGTAGTACGAAGAGACCAACGTCAGGTTCCCGCTCGTCCCTGCTGTTAGCACAGGGAACGTCCCTGTCCAAGATGTTCCCCGCTTTTGGAAGTATTGATAGCCAGCACCTACAGGGACACCAGTCCAAGTGTTGTAGGGAGAGGCACTTGTGCCTGTCCCATTTGTCGCTGCTGACGGATCAATGTAGTATGCTGTCATTTGGTAGAGTTCCTATTATAATTAGAGTTCTGCTGCTTCGATGAACAGGGCGTCAAGATCAGAACTAGAAAGTCCTAGTGCCTGTCCAATCATCACTACAAGTTCCCTATCTCTTACCACTGTTGAAGAGTAGTCCCATTCAATCTGAGCCTCTTCTTTTTGAGGGCTGGGAAGTGATGCAATCGCTGTATCAATCTGGCTCAGCATGTTGTGAGCAAGAAGTGCAAGTCGCGCTTGACGCATTGTTACCTGCACAGGCACAACCGGAGCGGCGGGAGGCGGTGTGTATACTTCAAGTTCTTGCGTGTCTAGATTGAATTTGAGGCCAGTCCAGTTATCGTGTTGTTCAAGAGCCACTTCAACATAGCAATCTTCATGCTCTGGCAGCAAATCCTGAATATAAGCTCCTGTAAGGTTGCCTGTATTTTTGTCGTATGTTACGTAGATCATGTCATACTCCTTTATGCAATCTTCCAAAGTTCAATTTCAGTGAATACTTGTACCTGTCCACTTGATATACCAGTCCCCATAACCAGTCCGTTCGAACCAGTGTAGTGACGAACAGCAAAGTTTTTTTGGGAAGTAATCGTAAAAATCCCTGATACAAATGAAGATACACTGTTTGTACTGCCTTCGGCAGACCCAATCAATGCGTTCACACTGTCGGTGCTGTTAAGCAGAAATGCCTGATGTTGTGTAGCACCGGCAGGGGCTTTAATTTTGCAACGATATGTTCCGGGTTGAAGAGTAATCACATTGGAGGACAGGCTGGCGTTCATGGTGTTAGCCTTAACTGTATTCAATGTCCTAGTGAATGTGACTCCTCCGGCAGATGTGTCCACGGAGCTAATACCACTAGCCTGCTCCTCACGAGCATAAAAATAACCTTCGGTGTTAATCAGCAGAGAAGTAAAAGCAGTACCATCACACTGAATAATTCTGACCTCTCCCGGCATCATCGTGATCGTAGTAACTCCATCAATAAGCTCAGAAGCGTTGGGGTCAAGAGTGATGTAGCCTGTACCACTGTTACGGAGAATGCAATACCACCCGCCACCAAGCGTAGAAGCTGCATTGAACGTCTGAGTGAATGTGGTGCTCAGGTCGAAAAATTTTTGTGTGTCTGCTAGTGCCAGTGCAGTGTTGGAAGTGCGCACCACTCTCACCATCTGCGTGTTTGGATTCAACGAAACCCAATTTGTACTGTCGTTTGCGGGATCAGTAGCGCCTCCAGTGTTAGCTGTAGAGGTAGTCTTCTTACGGTAGGTCTGGAAATTAATCTGGCTAATAGCGCAGTCGGTAAGTTGGTATGTATTACCGCTTACCCACGCCACAGCTTTCGCTGTAGCTGATACAGTGTTTGCAGCAGCGTTAGCACTGACAGCAGAGGAAGTGGCTGTAGCTGCATCTGTATCAGTAGCAGCTTGCGTAGCATTCATCTGAGTAATAGAAGTGTTCATTTCAGGCACAAACACATTCACAAGTGCTGACATAAGGGCATCGCCCTTTGCTGGGAAATTAGTGGGGTCTGCCCTACTAGGTGCTGACGGTAGAGGATCAATAGTGTTAATTGTCATTTTAATTCCTTGTTACGTTAATCCATCAATTTCGATTGTACAGACGCTCACATCGGGGTATGAGATATCAATTTCCCATGTTTTATAGTACCCGTAAATAATCATTGCTGCGTATTTAGAGCCACCAATATACAAAGTTGGAACTGCCCTAACATCGCTTAGCAGATTATCTACGTAGTCAATATCTGTATTATCTATGTACACTGTATAGTTTGCACGCTTGGCAAATGCTCTTTCAGTAATAATGTAGTTACCAAAAGCGTCCGTTGTTTTAACAGAGTAGTCTGTGATACCAACTTTTGCTCCGTGCTCTACACCTTTACCAGTGCAAGAGATGTCTATTGCCTGCCCATAGACCGCGGTTCCGACCGCTACAGTACCTGCTCCAGAAACCGTTACTGTAATTGTGGTATTGGCATACAGAGGAATTCCTGTAAAAAGAATATCTTTTTGATATCGGAAACCATTAAGAAAATATGTCCACCAATCAATTACTGGCTCGGCATCTGTTGTGATATTTATTGTCTGGTCATACACAACACCGTCTGCTGCATGCTTTACTTGAACCCTTGCGGTACTCCCTGCAAGATTAAGAAGAGCTACAGTATCAACATAAGACGCTGCCGAAATAGTAAAAGATAGGGTGCTTGTTGCTGTTGTTTGGCTTTGTACCTTGTTATCAAATACACACCACCTGTTTGTATTTCCGCAGTCTAGCCAGTACGTAGGGCTTGTAAGCGGATTATTGCCAATGTTAGTGGAGTCAGCACAAGTGTGTGTACCAGAGCCTGCTGATGTTGTTGCAATAGCAGTTCCACCAAGTGTAGCGGCAACATTAAAAGTATCAGCAGAGGGATTCACAACATAGTATGTCGCCCCTACGGTGAGACCTGCCGGTAGTGCCCCTGTTGTGGTAAATGTGACAGGCGCACCGCTCGGTAGTCCGTGTGCAACCCACCCGATAACCGTAGGGTTCGCAAACGAAATGCTTACTGTGCTGGAGCCTCCCCTTAAAGACTCATAAATTTTATGGACACTTGTAAGGATTACTTTTTGACCAAGTGTATAGCCTGTTGTATTTGAATAAGCAGGATAGTCATTTTCAAGCACTGTGCTGCTTACAAAATTAGAATCTGTAATTTGAATGGGTTGGACAATCCTCATTGTTATTCCTTATAAGGAAGGAGGGAGTTTTTAAGCTCCCTCTCCCATGTTTTAATTATCAACGTTGCGAACTTCAGGCTGGCCGTCCGTATCCCAACGCTTCAGGTACTTCACAACTTCTTTAGTCTGCTGTACGTTAGCCACATCTCCTGTACGAATCGTTTCTTTGAGTGACGCAATTTCTTCTCTCAAATTCACAACCTCATTACTAAGAGCTTCAGCATTTGCTTGTGGACTCTTCAGGCGCTGCATAAGTTCCAGATTATCCGCTTTAGGCATGATACGTTCTCCTGCATGAATTTTAGCTGTCATATCATAAGGAACGTTATTAATACCCACATCGAAACTAGGCAGCTTACTGGTATACTCAGGACTAGAACGGATAGCTTGAGCAACAGCCGAGATATCCATACCACTGCTCATTGCCTTGTTCCAGAAATTCAATCCCGCAGGGTCCACATCACGCCCAAGCAGATTCTTATACAGAGTTTGAATCTGAGCCTCAGAAGAATTACTGATAGCACTCTGAATATCTGTGATAGATGTACCCTTAAGAATTTGCTGCTGCCAATACGCGAGCCCTGCTGCGTCCGGTGCCCTGCCAAGTGCGGTCTGATACGTTTGATTAACTGCTGCTGTGCCAGATGTAAGCGGATTTGCCGAAGCACCTGCAAGAGCCAGAGCAAGACCTTTCATTGCTTGGTCAATACTGAGAAGGCTGGCAGACTGTCCCTTTAACTGCTTGATCTGCTCTTGAGCAAATTTCACAGTGTCATCCAAACTCTGATTAGCTGAATCAAAAGATGCCTGAGAAGCATCTTTTTGATCATTAAGAGTTTTTAAAATCTTATCGCTTGTAGATGCTGCTGCATTTCCATACTTAGCCAGATCAGAAATCGTATTCTGAGTGCGGTAAAAATCCCTCTGATAATCTACAGCGTTGGAGAACATACTTGTAGCGTCGCTTGTGGCGATACTTAGCGGATTCTTCAACGAGTCTGCATCAGGGGTTCCACCGCTTCTAAACAATATCAATGCATCTCGAAGCTGCTGTTGCGCCTGCATACGGATTGCTTTGGAAACATCTTGTGCAATCACCGCAGGTTTCATGCTATCCAGTGCAGACTGAAGATTAGAGGCAAGAGTTTTAAGCTTTTGATTCGCGGTAGTCTCAAGGTCAATCTTATCTTGAATTTGCTTCTGCTCTAACTTGAAAGCATTTTGCAAAGAGGCTTTCTGTGCATTCACCATATCTTGTAATACGCTAAATGCGTCATCCACATTGCTCAGTCCCGCAGAAGAATCCGACTGCATACTCTTCATTGTCTGTACTTGGTCATACAAAGCAAGATTACTTTGATCGATTGCGGCACGTTGTTGCTGCAACAGTTGTACATTTGTCAGAGTAAGACTGTTCAACTCGTCCATCAAGCTCTTGCGTTGGTCTGCAATCTGTTGTACAGTGAGAGTTGTATCCTGAATAGCCGCATGGGTCTTAGCAAATGCGTCTGCCAAGTTAATTAGCGAAGCATATTCATTTTGTCCAGCTTCTGTAGTGAGGTCGAGTCCTTGTACAACTTGAGCAAATTGCTCCCGAGTTTGCACCCAAGACAATCCCATAGTTGCGAGTTGGTCATTTACAGATTTTGCAATCGGAGCAATTTGCTGTGCGTTTGTCAGAAATCCTGTAACAAAAGTCTTTGTACCTTTTGTCAAGTTATCCAAGCCACCAGCAGCAGTAATCAATCCTTCGGAAACATTTGCAGCATCTACGCCAACAGCATTTAAGGATTTACCAAGAACTGCGAACACATCCTTCACTTGCAAGAAATCATTGGCAACACGGCTGATCGTTTCAAGGTAGCCCTCTCCTACCTTCTGGAACTTCTCAAATCCAGACAGGCCGTATTGCGCCATATCGTCACCGACCTTGGAGAACACAGCAGCAATTTGTTTCTGTGCCTCATCTCCAGATAATCCCTTAGTGGAGATGTTACCAATGTCCACAACAAAGCCTTCTAGCTTCTTCGAGAAGTCATCGCCACACACGCCAAGGGCGGTAGCTGCTGCTTTAACAGTGTCAGCGAGACTTGTGATAACCAGAGAGAACTGCTTGTTGACATCAGCAGAGAGGGCTTGTGTTGTAGTCTTGTTAGATTGGCTCAATCCCCAAAAAGAGCTTGTATGTACGTCCATGTAGGAGCTTGCATTCAAACCGTTCTTTTGGATATCTGCAAGAGACATTGGGCCAGCCGTGATACCTTGATCGTTGATAGAAGTTTTAGTTCCACCAAGCTTTGCTACAACACCACCAACAATGGTTCCAAGGACAGCGCCAATTGCCATGCCGAGAGGGCCACCAATAGAGCCAACAGCCATACCAATATTAGTGCCAACAGCAGCGCCACCAACGCCACCAGCAATGGCTCCTAGACCAAGACCTAGTTTTCCCCCAAGAGGTGTGCTTGTATTGGCCGGTGTGACTCCATTGATACCAGTGGCCTTAACCACCATAGCAGCGAAGTTGGAGATATTGTCAGATACATTCTTCATGTACCCAAGCATGGTGTCGCCTTGAGCAAGACCCAACCCGCTGTTCTTTTCAAGGATAGAGATAGACTTCGCAATACTGTCGCTTTTAGCTTTACTATCTCCAAGAACAGAGCCTGTGCCTTGTTGGGCTTGTTGTTTAGCAGCTACGTTAGCGCCACTTCCACCGCTGATGGCAACACCGAAACCTGCAACAAGGGCTGTCATCGCGGCAACTCCAGCGAAGCCTGCAAAGCCCCCTTGCTCAAACATCGTAGCAGCACCAGCAGCAAGCTTTACAGGAATGCTTGCAAGGGCTTGTGCCATCTCAGCCAAGTGATAAGCCTGCGATACAGACTGCATGATTCTGTATCCCTTAGATTGCTTATCGAAAAATTCAGAAGCGCCATTTGCCATGTTGGCATACATCACCAGTTGATTCTGCTCCTGTTGGTTTTGCAAGGCAGTGATCGTCTTTGTTTCGTCAATTCCTGTGCGGCTTTCACGAAGCTTTGCTTCAGCAATTTTCTCACTTAAGTCAATCTGATTAGCTTGTCCTTCAGAGAATGCTTTAAACATCTCTCCAGCCGCTTTACCGGCAGCGCCAAATGCTTGTGTTAGGGATTTCTGAATTTCGTTTCCAGCATCCTTCCACAATTTCACTTGTTCAGCCGCTTGCGCCCTCATTGCTGCTGGGAGGTTGATTGCCTCAGAATTCCTTTTTTCGTTGGCCTCCCTATTTTGGTCCACCTCTTTGAGCTTTTTACGTGCCTCAATCTCTGCGTCAATCTGCCTAATCCTTGTCGAATTCATGGCCTGCTCAAGCAAGTCATTAGTTTTCAAGGAATCTCTTTCGGCTTGAAGCGTATCAATTTTAGCTTGCTCAATCTCACTCGCCATTTGTTTTTGAGAGATTCCCGCTGCTTTTACAGATTCAGGAAGGTTGTTGTAGGCATCAACTTGTGCTTGAACTTCTTTGGTTTGCCTCTCAATCACCTTAAGAGTTCTGTCCGCATCATCCTGCGCTTTTTGCATAGCAGCCGCGTAGGCAATGTCAGGTACAAGAGCGTTCTCTTGCTGCTTTAGCGCAATGTCATCATTAATCTTATTAAGCTGTTTTTGCAGATTACTCTTTTTGGTTGCTGCGTCTAATGCTAGGCGAACGTCTTTAGTATGGAAATTGTCAATTGCATCAATAGCTTTTTGCAAGTGTTCTTTTTCCAGAACTAATTCCTGATCCAGCATTGCTGCCTTCTGAGATTGAGCATCTTCCTCCGACATCAGGCCATATTGCTTCTTGAAATCAATAAGCTTGATTTGATTATCCATTGCGTGCTTCTGGACATCATATACTTCGTTGATTTCAGCAATTTCGTTATTCACTCCTGCCAAACCTTCAGATTTAGGCTTGGGTTGTTTCTTGGAGTAATAATCAGTGATGTCCTTATTGCGCTTTGCGATGGCCTCGTCTGTGTACATTGCTTCGGCTTTTTTGGCAGCTTCCATCCTCTCCCAATTTCCAGAAGCCTTATCAAGTGCAATAGCCTGTTTTGCAAGCGCGTTGTTAGTCTTTTCTTCTGCAAGGGCCAATTCAAGAGCCGACTGCTTAGATACTTGGCGCTCAACAGCTATTGTTCTTGCAATGGCATGCATGCCTTCTTGTTGTGTCTGCTGATCCTTGCCTTGTTGAATTGCTTTCGCATCAGCATTGTTTTTCTCTATAACAGCCGCCGTAAGTGCTTGTACAATACGTAGACGAGATTCATCAAAACTCTTCTGTCCCCAGCTTGTACCATTGCCCGATATCCACCCCGGCTGATTGTCCATGTGTTCAAGCATAGACTTATAGTTGTCGATTATATCTTGTGCTGTGGACTTCTTACCGATCCCTAGCATTGCATCCCAAGCCTCTCCTGCTGTCTCTTTAATGTTCATCCAGACAGTTTGGATCGTTCCAAGGTTCGACTTTATTTCTTCTGCACGCTCTTTGAGAGCATTAGCATAAGCTTTCTCCGCTTCATTTGCGGCCTCTTGTGCATTCCCCTCTTTTTCAAGCATGGAAATATGCTCAAATTGGGACGCTGTAAGGAAGTGATATTGGTCATTCAGCTTTAGTACGTGCTGCGAGATTACATCAGTAGAGCGTTTAGAGGAAGTGATAGCCATTGTAGCAATTTGCTCAAATTGCTTTGCCATCTCTGTACCAGATTTTCCAGTAACGTGTGCTACCTCCGCAATAGCTGGTGCAATAAATCCAATTTGCTCTGCTGTAAATTTGCCCGAATTTGCAAGTTCAAGGACAACCTTTTTAGCGTCGCCAATACTTCCAGCAGCCACACCAACATCCTTAGCCATTTGATTCAGGTTATCCCCGGTGGTGCCTGCAAAATTACCTGTCAAAATAAGTGCGTTGTTAAAAGCTCGCTGCTCTGCTGCACCTTTAGAAATTGCCAAGATGAACGTAGCTACAGCCGCCACAGCGGCTGCAATAACCGTGACAAACAATCCTAGACTCATTCCTAACGAAGCAGCAGCAGCGGCTGCTTTCTCCAACAGACTAGGAAGGAAGTTAATACGCTCACCAAGCACGATAAGAGACCCGCCAAAACGTTGAAACTGCCCTTGACTCAATTCGTGCCCCAACACCATCAACTCTCGTGCAGAACCCGCTGTAAGCAGGTTGAAAGACTCGTGCGGCCCTTTTGCGTTCTTAATGCTCTGGATGTACCCATCTACCTGTTGAGTGACGCCAAGCTGCGCTGCTTTTGCGCGCTGTTGCTCTGCGGTATACTCTCGAAGCTCTTTCGTAGTCAATCCCACAGTCTCCGCTTGACGCTTTAACGATGCAACGAAAGCGTCTGCATCAGCCCTTAGCTCTTTTGAAGCAGCATCCATACGGGCATTGATTGCCAATGCTTCTGCTTGTGCCTGCCCTAGAGCCTTCCAAGCACGCGCCTGATTCTCAATAATTGCAGCAGCATGATCGTCTTCTAGGCTCGAAGCTTTGCGTTTGTCGTAAATGGCATTCATACTATTGGCAAGCTCTTGCTCAGCAGCATACCTAGCAATTGCCGCATCCATTTGCTTCTGTTGTTGTGCCAAAACATCTGCTGTCTGTTTGGCTCGCGCAGCAGCTTCCACTTGCCTTGTCTGGTCAGCATAAGCATATAGCTTATCCATCATAGACATACCCTCGAAAAGCTCTTGCTGGGACGCTTGAGCAGCCTTCAATGCTTTATCAGAATAGAAGGTGCTGGCCTTCTCTGTCATCATATCGATGATTGCATTGAATTTAGAAGCTGCTTCTTGTGCCGCGTCTACTTGAGCTTTCGAAGAATCTTGAGAGGTCTTGGCAAGCTTAGTGGAAGACTGTTCGGCTTTATCGCCAGCCGCAGCGAGGTCTAAAAGCGCTTTGGTTGTTTCTACAATACCTGCTCCAGAAACAACAACTTGTAGTGAACTAGCTTCTAATGCCATAATTAATTCTTTCTTGTACGGAAGGCGTTTAATGCGTCTCGCATTTTCAGTGCCAGTGCAATCTTATCTACATCTTCATCCACTTTCTGTGGTGCGTATGGCGCTGGGCGGTAGGGGTCTGTTGCTTTAGAGGCTTCTGCGCAATAGGCTTCGGACATCCTCTTGAGTAATTGTCTTTCCCACAAAGTCAAATCTAAGTCATTCTCAGTTCTAAAGGCTTGAATCTCTTGCCACGACAGAGGAGCTAATCCATACCCTGTACTCGTACCCTGTCCTGATAAATAAAAAAGTTCCCGTAGATGGCAAAACGCCTCTGGAATCTCGGGCAAATTTACCTCTAGGGGAACTTTTATTATTGGCTTACTGTCTTCAGGTAAATCTTCGTCATCGTCCAGACGAGTTTGAAGCGTATTGTTTTCAATCGCTTCTAAGCGGCTTACCTTTTGCTTGTCAGGCGTAGCGCCAAGCCACGCCATCTGACGCACATACAGGATAAGCTGCTCAGCGATTATTTCAAAAAAGCTTCAGTCTTTCCAAGGAAGTCATTTACTTGAGTTTTGATCCAGCCATAACGCTCATCCGAATACAGTTTACGGAATGCTTCTGCCGAATCAATTGGCTCGCCATCGAGGGTAAGATTCTCAGCAGTGACGGACAGGGCCACAAGAAAGTTAACGCTTTGTTCTCGTGCTTCTGCCGGAGTAGCTTCACGCTTACCTCGTTTTGCAGCGGCTTTCATCATCGCATCCACAGCACGAGCATAGGTTTGCGAAGCTTGGCCTTTCAGGATGATCTGCACAGGCTGAGTTTCTTCTTTGTCTGCATACAGAGGCATATCGGTAGCAGGGTGAGTGAGGTGCAGGGCGGCTTGATCTTCAAGAGCCAGAGTGTTCAGTTCAAACGACATGGTAGAGTTTCCTTCTTAGTTATGTTATGCTTCTATCGAAGCGAGGCGAGCTATGTTGCTCGTTTGTTGTAAAGCATTTGTTAAGAAGCCCTTAAGACTCCTTAAGAAGTGCTTTACGGCACTTCTACATCCATTAGAACGTCAGGATGGTATTGTCAATCTCGATATTGACGTTTGCTTCCAGAATCTTGTCGCTGTTACCAATGTTAGTGGTATTCTCAACAACGATGCCGGTAAAGTAGTCAGTTTGACCAAGGGCTGTCGGGTAGACAATCTTGAATGCGCGCGGCTGACGGTCAATGAAAGCGTTATTCATTGCAGTGACATCAGCGCCAGTGTGACGAGCAAGAGTCAGGGCAATTGCGCCGAAGTCTTGCGAACCACCACGCTTAGCAACAGTGTTGGTATCCACCGGAGTAAACTTAACGATGTTAGTCTTGCCGCCGAAAGCGCCATACGACGAGATTTCACCAACAGCAATCCAAGTCAGTGCAGTGAAGCCTGTCGAATCGTAAGTAGCAGGCAGGGATGCGCTAATATAGAGGGCTGTGGTTGCAGAAGTCAGACTTTTAGAAGCCATTTTGTATTTCCTTTAAATTGATGATTATGCTTGTTGGCTATTATTGGAGAATGAAAGCCGAAACCACTGCTCCGGTAGCTGCTGTGATCGAGACTACAGTTCCTTGCAGGAATGCTTGATGCTGGTCGAGCTGAACCGAGACGAACTGGTTGGCAGGAACCGACACAGTGAACCCGGTATTGATTGCCACTGCATAGTTTCCCAGCTTAGGGACGTTGATCGAAGCAGGGCCATTGCTAGAAATCGTCACGACAACTGCCGATGCGCTGGTGTTATACAGCACGAGTTCTTGTCCTGTGTTTTGAACGTATGTAAGAGTATCGCCAGAAGTAGCAATCGAAATTTTGCCAGTGCCTGTCGAAGTTGCGACACCGTTATTGCCAAACTTAGCGCTAGAGGTAAGATTTGCCATTTATTTTCCTAATTAGAAATTAATTTATAAGATTTATCGTCACAGTTCTTGACGATATTTCACCCTCACAGCAGCCATCCTGAACTTAGTATCACTCAACGGAGGACTGACATTCGGGGGTTGTTCTACTGAGAAAGTTGTGTACAATCCCTTGTTATTAACAGGGAACAGTGCTACAATGCTGTCAGACAGATCATCAAGGGCTTTCATACCCTTGCCGTCCAACACATAGCAATTTATTTGAAAAGTGCCATAAACTCGAATTCGAGAAACATCTACAGTAGCGTTCATTGGGCTGTTAGCTAGAAAGAACACTTCTAGGTACGGCCCATTTGTAGGCTTCGTGAAGGGAACTCCCTCAAATGCAATCGGAATTTGTGGTGTTTGTGAATTGGCGAAAGCCGCTACAGCCGACTCTACTTCTTGTCTGATGTTCATATGATGGTTTTCAAGTAAGTGTAAGAGTTGGCAACAGGAGCATAAATCTTCCGCATCCCGGTCCAAGTCCAGCCACTGATAGGGTCTTTACCATAAGGCCATCCAAGTATCTCTACGCGCAGCGCATAGTTTAGATTGTTGGACAGAGAGACAAATCCATCCTTCTTCAAGAATGCATTGCTCTCTTTTACAAGACTTTCAATTCGAGCTATGCTGTCGTCACCGTTGCTTGTTGCGCTAGTTGTGCTTAGGTCGAAGCCATCAACAGCAGGAAACCAATTTGCAACGAAGTGTCCTGCAACATAAGGACCATCGCCTACATGGGGGGAGTTTTGAACAATGCGGACAAAGTATTGGTATGCAACCCAACTAATCTTGAAGTTGACTTCTGATAAGACGCTCTCGATATTCTTTTTTAGATGGTCTGAGAATATTCCCAAATCTTATCTCCTTAATCAAGAATTATATCACTGAGGGCGCTTATTGTCAAATTTGAGCATCACTCTCTGATATAAAGTTCGAACATAACAGCGCCATCATCGGTTAGGTTTGGGTTATGCTGTTTAGCAGTAATGATCTTGTAAGATATTCCGTCAATCTTAAACAAGTCCTTATTGGGTTTAGGGATAGGAATTGCTGTATTACCTGCTTTTTGAGGGGGCTGCACCAGAATTTGTTTATCTCCAGATTGCACAAGAGTGTTCTTCTCTTCGCCCAAACCTTCGGTTTTTCTGACGTAATCGAATGCGATAAAATTCACAGGAACATCTGTGGATTCGCTGGACACCTCTGATGTAGATGGGTCATATTCTCCAAGCGTGACAATTTGGATATATCCAACCTTTCCAAACTGCTTCATCATTGTTGCAACAACCCTATCAAATTGAGTAAAGGCTGTCATATCAATTTCCGTTCAAATTTCCGTTTACCACAGCACCGCTGTAAGGGTCGAATGGGCCTGTTGAAATCTGATGCAGGCGTTCGTCTGAAGTGGGGTGCGTGTAAGCGCCAGAGAAGTCTTCTTTGAATTGTAGAATGGGGTGTAGACAATTTGCTCCAGCAACGTAGGGAATTGGGCAAGCGTTTCCGAAAGTAGGGTCTTTCAGGACAAGCAGCAAATACTCTTTGTATTGTTGGAATGCTTGTTGTCCATACACTTCGATAACACCCATCTTTTGTTGAGTGTTAAAAGCCAGTCCTGCTAGGATGTATTGGCCGCAGAGGATTGTTGCTGCACGGAGGTTTCCGTTGTTATCATCCAAGGCAGACTGATAAACGCTGTCAGGCAACTGCGGAATGTCTAGATAGTCTCCAAGTCTATAACGAAGCTTTCCAATTGGTGTGCTCAGATCGATTAGTGCCATGATTACTCCTTATAAATCTCTTTAACATAAGAGCCTCCAAAGAAGCTCTTACAGTCAAGAGACTTAAAGCCCCGAAGGGCTTATAAGATTCTTAGTTGCTCGACACAATCTTAACGATCGATGCCGGACGAGTGGTAAAGTACAGCGGAGATGCTTCCATCTCGAATTCAACGAACTCATCCCGGCTGTCAATATACGACCGTACAAACAGCTCTTGTCCGGGCTGGTTAGCTTCCGACAGTTTAGCCGAAGGGCCGTTGTAGCCACGGAACAGGTCTTTCACGCCTTCTGCATATGCAATACCGCTGTTATCAGCGAATGCATTTTCAGTGGTGCCACCCGGCAGGTTGAAGGTCGCATCATACGAAACAAACTTAATACCACGCAGGGTAAATGCATCCATGATGCCCCACTTCATATACGAGGTATTGTCGTCCCGCAGAACAGCGTTTCCGTTACCTTGCGCCATATAGAACTGGTAGGCATTCTTGACGTTCGGATGCGAAATCAGTTTATCGTAGAACAGCGGATCAACCAGCACCGAGACGCCCGAGATTGCGCCACCGTTCATTACGTTCTTAGAAATCGTGGTCTTCAGTTGACGGATGATCGAGTCAACGTTAGTGGTCGTGGTTCCCAGCAGGAAGTCAATGGTGGTCTGAGTGATACCAAATTCCGAGTACATATCAGCCATCACAGTCCCATCCGGAGTTTTAAACACCCCTTTTAGAGCTTGCAGCTTCATATATTCCTGATTTTGGTCCCATGCGAGCCTCATATCGCCCATCTTTTCCGCAGTAGCGCGACCATAGGTTTCTTCATCGGTCGAACCCGGAACGCGCCAGCTTTGGATGTCCTCGTTGGTCAGGCGGTCGGCGTGCTTGAAGTAAGCCAGCTTCAGCGCAAACGTGTCAGCTTTACGCTCGTGGTTTTGCGTGGAAGCGTGAGCACCACGATTCACTTGCGGCAGCAGAGTGGTGGTGTTGTAGTCTTTGTCAAAAACGATAGCTGTTTGATTGGTCGATTTGACATTGAACAGGTTTTGGCTGTTGATGTAGCCATATTGCAGCGGGGTTTGAGTGATTCCATCAACGAAATCGGCATTCTTGAAACTATTGAAATAGTCACGAATAGTCATGCTCATTGCATTATTCCTTTAATTATTAAAACTGATTGCGGATATGGATGTTCTTAGCGCGCAGAGCATTCTGAACAATAGTTTGGTTAGCGCCAGAAACAGTATCCTTGTACAGCAGACCTTTATCGGTAACGCCAGCATGACCTTTGTACAGCACCACCAGTTGATAATCGCCCGGAGCCAGCGAAGGAACATCCAGAGTCGATTCGATCAGGACAGCCACATCAGCATTCAGCGTTGCCACATCAGCGTTTGCCACCCATTTGTATTTGCTGGTGCCGTCGAATTGCAGCACAGCGCCAACGTCCATGCCAGCGGCGACAGTGACAGTCACAACTTTACGGCACACACCATGCTCCGGCATTTCTTCGAACGCCAGAACACCCGAGAGTTTATTACTACGAGTTGCCAACTTAGTCATTATTTCTTTCCTTTGATGAATTGTTTGAAATGCTTCACTTGAGGTTCAGCATCAGTAGCTTTCGCTTTAGTTTCAACGCCGACTTCTTTGAACAGTTCAGACTCCGTTTCGGCTTTAACGGTGCCTGCCATTGCTGAACAGATCGCAGCGAAAGCCGTATCGTCCAATTCTTTAGTAGCTTCCATAAAGGCGTCAGCCTTATCGGTGCCAATGTTTGCCTCCACTGCTGCGCGGCGCTTAGCCATCTTTTCAGCTTTCACAGCAGCTTCAGCTTGTGCTTTTTCTTCTGCTACGGCTGCAAGTGCAGTTTTGGCTGCTTCGGCTTCTGCTTTAACAGCTTCAATAGCTTCCAGAGCGGTTGCCAGTTGTGCTGCTTGGGCCTCAAAATCAGCCTTGAGCGTAGCAAGCTCGGCTACAACGGCTTCATGTGTTGCAAGCTCAACTTGAGCCACAGTTTCTACGGTCATTTCCTCTTCCTTTGTTTCGACAGGCTTAGCGCCAATCTTCTTTTTCAAATCTTCAAGCAGTTTCATCAACTGGTTCCTTTTTGGTTGTTTGCTACATAATCCATGAAATCGAATTTATTCATAATTTTGTTGATGAGCCCAATTTCTAGTGCGTCTTTAGAGAGAAAGGTATTTGCCTCTGTGGACTTGATTACCTCAGCAGACAGCCCTGTGTATTTAGAAACATGAGCCACGAACATTTCGTAAAGTGTGTCTACTTTATACTGCAAGTCTTCCAGAAAGGACTTTTTGAATTCCCCACTGTCGTCAAAAGGAATCTTTTCCTTACCTGCTGAAATCCAAGTGCGAGTAATGCCCTCTTTCTCGTAATACTTGTTCAAGTTAGAGAGTGCAATAAGTACCCCCACACTTCCTACCTCTGCGTCTACAGGGGCAATAACTTCATCTGCCGAGCACGCCCAAGCATACGCAGCAGAGGCAGCACAACCATCAACATAGGCATACACATACACACCAGCGTCATCGCACAT